TCATACTATATTTTTACTTACTTTATTGCCACTTTCCATGTTACCCCTTATTATTTTAAACGGGTATGATTCTTCTGAATTTAAGACATTATCATTAAATTCGTCTAATAAATCCATCTGTGATACTTTGAATGATTCCAGTACATGAGTATACAAATTCATGGTCATTGACAGGTCTGAATGCCCTAAGAATTTTTGCACTGTTTTAGGTTTTATCCCAGCCTCAAAACATCTTGTGGCAAACGTATGTCTGAATGTATGACCCGAAAATGGTTCCATGTAATCTAATGGGAATCTAGTAAGATTAATCTCGTTTACAATTCTTTTAATGGAATCCACGTAAGTTTGTACATTGAGTGGCATATTATATTTCGTTGTAAATAATAGATCTGCAAATTGAGGGGCTACTTCTTTACAAGTTGTTTCTTCGACTACTTTCTTTTGCAAGATTTGTTTTTTTAATGCAATCTCACATTGCTTATTAATTGGTATATCTCGTATGCTCGATTTTGTTTTTGGTGGGCCAAAATGGAATTCTTTTTTTGTATCGCCAAGTTCTTCAAATTTGTAATACGTTAACGTTCGAGTAACATGAATGGTTTTTTTAATAAAATCTATATCACTTTCTCTTAATGAAAAAAGTTCACCTGGACGTAATCCAGTATTTACTTGAACTGTATAAGCATTATCATAAAACGTCCCTGCACAGCATGTAAAGAATGCTTTTTGTTCTTCTACTGTTAATACTTTTGGGTCACTTTTTTCATCTCTTATTAACTTTATGCCTTTTGCTGGATTCTCTTTTGCGTAATGGTTCAATATGGCTTTATCATACATATCATTTAATATCGCTTTAACTTTATCACAGATTTCAAAACTGGAATTTTGATCCTTTAACCCCCTTAAAAGACGGCGGACATCAATCTGCTGTATATCCGTTAACTTTTTTGATCCAATTGCATCTTTTATTTTAGATTCGTAAATTTGCCGATAATACGTTCTTGTGGATACTCTGATAGGCGCACATTTATATTCGTCCATCCACATCTTATACCATTCATTCACTGTTAGATCTTTTTTGATGGAGATTTCCAATATATCCTCTGCTTGTAAATTCTTAAGTCTTGTTTTTAACTCTCTTAAAGAAGCTGAATATATTGATTTTCTATTACCAAATCTATCTACGTACCTCCCTTCATATCTACCATCATTTCTTTGTTTTATTCCTGTTCCTAACTCTTTTCCTGTTAGATCTTTTCCCATCTTTTTTCTCCTTATACTCAAAAGAAGGGATAAAGTTATACTTGCATATCAACAATATAACACTTATCCCTTCTTTAATCAAATTAAATATAATATTGATTATTTAGCCATGCTTCAAAAGCTTTTCTTTTTATTAAAGTCTTATTTCCGACTTTTAAAATAAACGATATGCAACTTTTATCTTTTGTAAGTTCACGTATTTTTTTAGTTCCAATATTGGAATATTGTGCAGCTTCTTCTATGGTTAAATTCAATTTATTTTGTAATTCGACTTCATTCATTTACTTCACCTTCAAATATATCTCAGCATAATACACACCATTTTGTAGTGCTTCCTTATGTGTTGCTACTGCCATATCTACTTTGTTACCTTTAATAGCACCACCAGTATCTTCAGCAATGTATTCTACTCCGTTGATCATAACCGTACTTCCTAAAGGAATGATACGTGGGTCTACGCTTAAAGAACCAGGATGTACTTTTGTACCAAGCTTGGTTAAACCTGTTCCTGTACCACAAATATGTTTATGTGGTTCAATACAATAGTGAGAAACTTTAAACCTTCCTAATGGAATATATTCAGTTTCTGTATCGGACAAATATTCGGATTTTATGTAAGCGTAACCCGCCTCTGTTGTGATCTTGGACCAACCATCTACATCTTCTACTACTTGAAATTCTGTGTTTAGCAGAGTCTTTCCTAAAATAGTAGAGTCTGTGTTCGGTTCCTCTCGAATATTGACGTTGGCAGATGTTGCGTATTTATAAGTGTAGTTTTCCTCGATTAGTGTATTAAGTTCTTCTGCCTGCCCGAAGACAGGCGTACATAATGATAGGGATATCGCAAGCATCCCTGTGGTAAGTAATTTAACCATTTTTATAACTTCCTTTCGTATGTGTATTAACCAGACTGGCTGTTATATATAAACGCTCGTCAGCGCAATTGCTATAAAACCTCTTACAGCCTTATAGCAAGTCGGATATCTAAAAGGAGCTGAATGGAATCGAACCACCGACTGTTCATCGAACACGGATACCATATCCTATCTCTCACTCCACCATCCGACATATTTATATTCTCAGATTTATTTTATTTTTATCCTCTGAGTGCAGCTTCATGAATATCAGTGGTTGAACCGAAACCACCGTTACGAACTTCGGTTACATTGTCTGTCGTTGTCAAACCATACGGCATAAAGATACCCTGAGAAAATCCCTGTCCCTGTGGAACACTGTATGTTTTATTGATGCAGGAATCGTTAGCAAGTTTAATCATGATGTGACCTTCGTTATCAGAATAAAAGTAATCCATATCTATGATGCCAACTCCATTTGTCAGCTTAATGCCATACTTAAATCCATGACCAGATCTTGGATAAATTGCTAAGTACCAACCATTTTTAATCTCGCAACGAATACCAGTAGGAATCTTCAAAGTTTCACCTGGTTCAATTGTGAAATCAAATGGTGCAAAGAAATCATGACCGGCACTGCCTGCAGTTGCTCTGACAGGAAGTTTGATGTGATTATAAAATTCTTCGATTTCTTCATCGAAATACTTATGCCCAAAAGTATCAACCATATCTTTCTTGAACTGCTCTAAGCTAACCTTTTTAAATTCTGCTACTCTCATGTTCTCCATTTATCATTCCTCCATATATAAAATTTTTCTGTTATCTAATTCAGTGACAACCTCATTGAAATTCCTAATAACTTCTTCTCTTACGAGGTCTCTGCAGGTATTAGGTGTATAATAGAATGTCGTATATGAAATTCCTGTATTGGCATCAAGTACATCCCATTCAATAGGAAACTCATCGTCTGCGAGATCAATTTTGATAGTTAGTGTAATGCTATCCTTATATAATCTTTCTCTAAAACGAAAAATATTCTTCAATGAATAGGATGGTTTGAAGCCAGCTTTGATAAGCATGTCAGGAGTTACATTTTTGTGTAATCTCAGCTCCATTTACTTATTCTCCAAAATATTTTTATTTAGATACGAAATGTACTTATCCCATTTACCGATAGAATGAATATATTCTTTACCTTTTAATCCTTTTAGTTTCATATCCGCACGAAGCTGCTCCCAAGTGAGCTTTTTAGTGACTAATGATTTTAAAAATGAATTGGTGCTATGTGTTAGCTCTATAAAGCGTTCACGAGGTAATTTAGCCACTATTTCTTTGTAGACAACTAAATCTTCGTCTGGGATAATATAAGTGCTGCGACATAAGTTTTTCGCACTATAAGGACTAATGCCAGCGCCACTTGTTCTAGGTTTTAATAATGGGATAATTTTGTCAGAATCGACAAACTTGAATTCGAATGTTACTTCTGCATCAGTTTTCCTGATATTGAAAATCATGCTTGGATCAATCTCATTGATTGCTTTGATAATGTTGTTTCCACGACCAATAGACGGGATATATGCTTGTAGCACATTTCTTCCTTGATAAAAAATCTGAATGTTATTCTGGCAAGCAATATACAGGTCTATATCTTCATATGTTCCATTCAGTTTTCGTGGAAAGTCATTTTTGCTTAGGTCAATAGGAACCAGAATTCTGTAGACTCCTTTAAATTTATCTATTAGAAAACTCGTAATCTCACTCCTTAATATTCTTCATAATATGTTTCGTGTTTCACCGTTGATTTATTCTTTTCTGCATTCTTTACTTTCTGCAAGGCTGTTTTCCTGTCCTGAAATACAATTTTATCTAAATCAGTATAATGTAGGAGGTAAGCGTGACGATCACGCTTATCACTCCCTACAAAATAATCATCTTCCACAGTACGGATAATTAGTTCACAGACTTCAAAAATTCCTGTCTGTGGAATTGCTCTTGCATAGTAAAGGATGTCTTTTTTATGAACATCTTCTTTAGTCACAATATAAGACCACCTTTTGTTGTTTTAATGTTTCTGGAATATTGATAACACGCTGATTTTTGCTACCTCGCCACTTCGTTGTTACATCTCTCTGTGCATCTACATATGGTCCATCTACAAGAACATCTACCATTTTTACAATGTCAATACGCTTTTCTTCCTCTTCTGTTGGAATTGTATTGATAAGCAATGGTTGTAAAATCTGTTCCAATGTATAACCGGTATATAGCCAGATTGTTTTTGCGGGATATAAAAGGCGGATTTGATCGAAATTTTGTGATGAAAAATCACCCATTTTACAATGAATTTCAGGGGTCAAATTTGGAGAAGCAGGATATTCAGTGCGAATTTCTTGCAAAAGATCTAAGATACCATCAAGATTTGAAGACGCTAATGGTTCACCTCCAAGAATTGATATTCTTTTTATATACGGTTTGTCAATTAAATCTAAAAAGTGTTTTTTTGTATCATTATTCCATTCTTTTCCACCATTAAAATCCCATGCTGTTGAATTAAAACAGTTGTAACATTGAAAAGGACAGCCTTGGACGAACAAAGATACTCCTATGTTCTCTCCATTTGTAATGTCCATAGATCTCATAGAAGCATATCTCATTTAAATCTCCTCATCTTCAACATCGTCAAGATGGTAAACACGGTCGTGGATATCTCCATATCTTCCTTGGTTTCCACCATTTTTTGCAGTTCCAATATATCCGCATACTCTGAAAGCAATATCCATCGTAGTATTGTCAGTATTCCCACAATTAGGGCATTCCCACTTTAATTTGTTGTTTTCATCTGCAACTAACGGAATGTCACCATCATATCCACATTTCTCACAATAACAACTCTTAGTATTGATTTCGGCATACATAATATTGTTATAAATGAACTTAATTACTTCCAATAAAGCTGGGATGTTATGATTCATACTCGGAACCTCGATGTAAGAAATTGCTCCTCCTGGACTTAATTTCTGGAATTTTGATTCAATTCTTAATTTTTCAAATGCAGTAATAGGTTCAAATACAGGAATATGATATGAATTCGTGATATAGTTTCTGTCAAACCCATCTAATTTTACAAAGACATCATTTCCAAAACGAGATTTTAAACATTTTGCAAATTTATACGTTGTGCTCTCAATTGGGGATCCATATAAACTATAATCAATATTCTCTTTTTCTTTCCACTGGTTGCATTTATCATTTAATGCCTGCATAACTTTTAATCCGAATTCTTCCCCAATGCCTTCATCTGAATGGGAATGACCTGTCATATATTTTACACATTCATATAAACCAGCATAACCTAATGAGATTGTTGAATATCCATCATATAAAAGTCTGTCAATTTTTTCATGCTTTTTCAATCTTGCATATGCACCATGCTGCCATAAAATAGGCGCTACATCTGATAAAGTTCCTAACAAACGATCATGCCTTGCTCTTAATGCTTTGTGACATAATTCTGTTCTTTCTTCAAAAATCTCCCAGAATCTATCGAAATCGCCTTCAGAAGACAAAGCAATGTCCGGTAAACTAATTGTTACTACACCTTGATTGAATCTTCCATAATATTTATGTTTGGTTGGATCAAAATTTTTAGAATTGGAAATATTCCCACATGTTTTAGAAAAGCGATCTACGGTAAGAAAACTGCGACAACCCATGCAAGTGTAAACATCGCCTTTTAATTCAAGCATCATTTTTTCAGAGATATAATCAGGAACAAGACGTTTAGAAGAGCATTCGGCAGCTAACTGTGTTAAAGACCAATATGGTGAATCTTCCTGGATGTTATCATTTTCAAGAACATAGATTAATTTAGGAAATGCGGGTGCAACATATGCCCCGTCTTCATTTTTTACTCCTAAAATTCGCTGACGAAGCATTTCTTCGATTAGTAAAGCTAAATCATATTTTTCCTGTTCATTTTTTGCTTCATTTAAGTACATAAAAATACTGATAAATGGGGCCTGTCCGTTGGTTGTCATAAGAGTTACCAATTGATACTGGATTGTCTGAATTCCTTTTTCAATCTCTTCTTTTAATCGTTTTTCGACAATATTATTAATTAACTGTTCTTTAGATAATACATAGATATTTTCAACTAAGGTTAATTCTTCATCTACCTGTTTGCGAATTTTTTGTCTGCTGATATCTACAAATGGAGCCAGATGAGCTAAGGAAATACTTTGTCCACCATACTGATTACTAGCAATCTGTGCAATTGCCTGTGTAGCAATATTGCAAGCAGTAGAAAATGCATGTGGTTTTTCAATTAACACTTCGCTAATTACAGTATTATTCTGAAGCATATCTTCAAGATTAACTAATCCGCAGTTATGCATATGCTGGATAAAGTAATCTGCATCATGAAAATGAATCTGTCCTTCCATATGAGCCTGAATAATTTCAGGTGAAAGTAAATATCTTTTGGTTGCATCTGTACTTACCGATCCAGCAATATAATCTCTTTTAGTTGGATTTAACACGGGATTTTTATTGGCATTTTCGTCTTTCCAATATTCATCAAGGTCTTCTACTAATCTTAAAATTTCATCATCTGTCGTATTACTATTTTCACGCTGAAATTCTCTGATGCTTCTATAACCCTCATATGCTTTTGCAGTAAGACGCTGTTTTTTTGTGATTAGTTTATCGTAAACCATTGATTCAATTTCGGAAATATTTACCTCGTCTTTATCCTTGCATTCTAGTTCAATTTCTGTCGCAATATCCTCTGCAATTTTAGGTTTTACAATGCCTGAGCCATTCTTCATTGCCTTTAAAATAGCAGAAGAAATTTTAGACTTGTCAAATGGTACTTCTGTACAATCTCTTTTAATAACCTGCATCTCTTATCCTCCTATTTCCTACATGCATCTACGATTGTTCGCCAATCTTCGATGAAAAATTTATAATTATTATCTTCATTGCAGAAATTCGTTAAGTTACTCCAACTTTGGTGATAACTTGGAACTGCTGTACATCGATAACATTTATCTTTCTTTTTGCATTTTTCTGCTAGACACATGGTAATATCAGCCATATATACCACCTCACATATCCTTAATTAGCACTTTAAGTTTTTCCAAATGCTTATATTTTTCTGACGAATACTTTGTATGATCCTTGGCAATCATCTTGGTCTGTTTTTCACAGATTAACTCAATAAGCAACTTCTTATCATTCTTTGTCATCTTAACAAACACCCACTTCCTGTTTCTCTAATTTTTAAACACCTATGAGAACTTGGTGTGTCACCACATCCAAATACCCTTCCGATGTTCTCAATAATATATTCTCTATTATTTAGCATTACAGTGATAAAATCATTTTCCTTAAGTAATTCCTTTGCAAGCATTTCTGAATTAGTGATCAAAACTTAATATCACCACCGATCAGCTTAAGATATACGTCTGTCCAGTTATATAATCTTTCTCCATACCAATCTTTGTTCCACTCATATAAATCACCAAAACAGAATTTATACTGAGCATTTGATGTTCTAAGATTGTTAGCATTATCATCGATAAAGATACCGCCATACATATCTACACACGATTTATCATTATGTTTATCTAAATCTACACCAATGAATTTAATATCAGGGAATTGTGCTTTGATCCAAGCTTCTTTGAGAAGTAAATTAGGTGAATACCCATGAGATACAACTGTTACATCATAGGCTTTACAGAGAATTGAGATAACTTCTTTTGCCCACGGCATAAAGTTTAGCCTGTCAAAAAATCGCTGCTGATTAAAATAGCAGTCAATATAATCTGGTGTAGCACATTTACACTCTTTAAAGCACCATGTCTCCACCCTCCACCAAGGGACATACTGAAAATCAGGATAAGCGGCAAAATCTTCATTATATAAAGAAATGATTCCTTCAATAGTATTTGTGATCACACCATCAAAATCTAAAAATAATTTCTTTCTTATCATACATGATCCTCCAGATATTCATTAATATAGTTTAATGTCTGGTCAAGATCGTCATTGTAGTTGTTATAGCAGATTCTATCTACTACAGTTTCAAAGCCTTTAAAATCATCATTATCAGTTTTTACCCTACGCTCTGCTTCCTTATCATCATCTCCACGATCCTTTAATCTTTTCTTAATGGTAGAATTATTAGCATAGATATAAAGTAACTTATGCTGCACAGAATAATTCTCGGTGATGTCTTTGTATCCAGCCGGTGTTACAATCAGCAAATCTTTTGGACCAGCATTTACTACATCTTCTGTCGCTACACCATAATGGCATCTACCAAATTCTGCATCATATACCTTATATTCTGCAAAAAATCCTTCTTCTATCTTTTTTTCGAACTCTTCTTCGGAAATAAAATGGTAGTCAATTCCATCTACTTCCTTATTTCTAATAGGTCTTGTAGTGTATGTGACAATTTTCTTGTATCCGAACTTTTTGCAAAGCTCAGATACAATTCTTGTCTTTCCACTACAGGTCTTACCTGCAATAAAAATCATACGTTATCTCTCCACATCTTCATATCTTTATAGAATTTATCCAGGACAACAGGATTAGATGTATTAATAGAAACAATACACTTCTTATTAAAACCTGCTGAAATTACGCCTAATAATGATTTGGCATCGACAACATAATGGTCAAATCTATAGTCGATGCTCTCTGTATATTCATTACACTGAGCAACAAATAAACCTGCATCCTGAACATTGTTTAATTGGATTATCATCTCCATTTATATATTCTCCTTTTACTGATGAATCATTGCCATTAGCTCTTCTTCTGTAATGATCGGAATACCTAATGATTTTGCTTTCTTATTCTTCGAGCTGCTAGAATTAATATCATTATTTACGAGGTATGAAGTCTTGGCGCTCACAGTATCAGATACCTTACCACCATATGCCAAGATCTCCGCTTTAGCAGCGTCTCGAATGGTATAGTGATTTAAACTACCAGTAATGACAAATGTCCTACCTTCCAACTTTTTAGAGTCTACGGCATTCATAGCTTCTTTTAGTGGAGATACTGGCAGTTCAAAGATAAACTCTGTAGAAAGATCCATTACATCATCTATATGTTTCTTGAAATAAGTATTCATAGAGCCAATAAGTGAATCACCTACACCTGGCAGATGTCTGAAATAATCTGCTCCTTCTACAGTCATTACATGAATGAATGTTCCGTAATCACTATCTACTGCTTCAGCGATTGCAGCACTTGCTGTCTTACCCAAAAGTGGAATTGAAAGTGAATATAGGAAACGAGATAAAGTTGTATTACGACTTGCTTCGATAGAGCTAAGAAGTTTATCTACAGACTTTTTGCCAAAACCATCTAAGGTTTTCATTACTTTTTCATGGGAATGTAGATAATAAATATCTTTAATGGAAGTGAGCCAACCAAGAGAAATGAATTTTTCGATTGTTGACTCTGACAGGCCATCAATATTTAATGCATTGCGGCTTACTGCGTGAGTAAGTTTTCCAAGGAGTTTACCTTTACAATCTGGATTAGTACAAAAAAGCTGTTTGGAGTCATTTTCTTTTATAATCTGAGTCTTACCACCACAAATAGGACAAGTATCAGGAATGTGGATAAATTGAATATTTGCACTACAGCTATCAGTTTTTTCTCCCCATGTCACCTGCGGTATAATTTGGTTTTTCTTGCATACGCCAATTTCCTGACCTTTGAATGGTTTATGTAAAAGATCAGCCATAATAGAAATGTTATGCAATGAAGCCCTTTCAACAATTGTCTGTTCTAGTTCCACGGGTTCAAAGACCGCAACAGGAGTTAAAACGCCAGTCTTACCCATTCCCCATTCAATATCTTTTAATGTGGTTGTAACTTCCTCATCATAAAATTTAAATGCTAAGGAATGTCTCGGATGATGTCCTGTCATACCAAGAGATTTACCATATTCTACATCATTGTATGTAATAACGAGACCATCGATAGGATATGATTTTTCTTCTGCGACAGCTTTTAATTCATCAATGATCTTATTAATGTCATCTTTATCACTGTTATAAAGAATGTATGGAACAACTTCAAAACCTTGCTCTTTTGCATAATTAAATCCATCAGTAAATCTTGTAAATCCATATGGCACTTTCCATGCAACAAATCTTATATGACGTTCTTTTGCAATCTTACTATCCAGCTGACGTACCGATCCAGAAGCAAGATTTCTTGGATTCTTATACTTATCGTCCTCTGCTAATTTACTATTGATCTTTTCAAAATCTTCTTTGGTGATAATTGCTTCGCCTTCGATTTCAAACTTATGCGTATTTGAAACCTTTAGCGGTAAATTATCAAAGACTTTAGCATTATGAGTGATCAATTCACCAATCTCACCATTGCCACGAGTTTCACCCTGAATTAAGCTGCCATTCTCAAAAGTACATAGTGTTGTTAATCCGTCTAACTTTAAAGAAATAATACAATCTCTTCCATCAGAAAACTTAACTAGATCATCTGTTGCTTTGGTTTTGTCCAAAGATAACATTGGATGTGAGTGTGTTATCTTTTCCAGTTTTGACTTTACTTCATACCCTACTGTCTGGGTAGGTGAGTTACCATAAATAATATTCGTTTCATGCTCTAACTGCTCTAACTCATCATACAGATTGTCGTATTCATAATCACTCATTGGACTATTTGAGTTATTATAATACTGATTACGAGCATCATTTAGAACTGTAATAAGCTCTTTAATTCTCTGTACTTTGTCCATTTTCGCTCCTTTCTTTCTTATCTAATTGTTCTAACAGATTACTGCCAAAACAAATAACTCCGTCTATAAAACTTACATATTCCTTATTTTCTACATCATACGCCCATTCTAACGAATCTTTAATAGTGGTAAATAAGGCGTTGAAAACATCATTTCTTCCCATAGTTTTATTCTCCTTTTTCAACAAAAACATCTGATTTTAAGATACAAAATGCCCGAACACAAGCGTGTGAACCACTGCGCCGGATGGTTCTTTGTTCTCTACCCACTTTTTCATAGTATCCTCCACAAAATCTTAATTTTGCTTACCATTCATGCTGCCCTGCTTTAATTTCAAACTTCAATTCGTCTCTTTATGTGTTTCATAGAAATATTCATTATACAGATCGTATCTCTTCTGGATATCCGCCCAATCTACATCACCATATTTATCTTTTGCCCAATTTATAAACCTCTTAATATATCCACATGTTTTGAATTCAGGACAACCAAATCTGTATATGCAGTTTGGTGTGAGTACATCAGATTCTGCCGGATGTGTTTTATGTAATGTTATTTTAAAATCTTCTGCTAATTCTCTTGCGTCTTTAGTACAACAGAAACATAATCTCTTACGCCAAACATCAATTAAATTCTGCATGTTAGCGTATCCATCAAAATTTACAGGATTTTTCTGTGGAGCGTCATCTCTGGATAATGGATGATATTCAATATTCTGTTTTGTAGTTTCATCCCATACTGTATAACCTTTTTCAGTATTAAGTTCTGAAAATCCTCTATCGTCTCTTGCTGTAGATATAAATTTTTCATATTTGTGACGGCTCATTTCAGTGCTCAACCAATATTTAATTGCTTTCCAAGTCCAATCAAATTCAAGCAATCTAATAGGACTATGCTCAGAAATAAGCAGTTTTTTCTTAAAAATATCTGTAGCATCTTTTTCTGTAAAATCTTTGTTATCTGTTGTACGGCAATGATTCTTTACTCTTCTCCAATCATCGCCAATCCAATTAAAAACCGTTTTCATTTTCTTCCTTCTCCTCCCATTTTTCATTTAATCTCATTGCTGACCAAGCACTTAACGTACACGGAAGCGCAAGCATTCCAATTACTGTTATTACTAATAGAATACAAATTATTCCCATCATGAAATCTAGCATTATATTCTTCACTAGGCACCTCCACCATATGGTATTGTTGTAATTTTATAAATCCAGTTGTTAATGTTGAAAACTAATCCTGTAGAGATATATTTTCCTGATTTAGTTAAATATCCTACATATTTCTTCTTTAATACTTTTGAATTCATATGTATTTATCCTTTCTGATGAAACTGAACTTTTAGCGCCAAGAAATATTCCAAAAAGATTCATTATACTGAGAATCACTTTTTACTTTATAGCCCATTTTTCGTAATTTTTCTATAATAGCAAAGCTTAACGCATCATCTCCACTAATAGAAAATTCTCCTTTGTCTATAGCTGCTCGAATTTCTGAATTGATCTCTGCCATTTTCTGTGATGTTAAATTATCAATACTCTGCTCTGTCATAGCTTTTGCTTCAGCAGCAGATAATAACTTTTCCATTTATATGTTCTCCTTTTTAATTGTTTTCTTGGAAATCTAAGCTGAACTGCTCTAAGAATTTTTATTTAAGATACTTCCTTTACTGTCCAAAAAAAATACATAATCGCCATTTTCTTGTTTGTAGTTAGAAATATCATTACTTTTAATGGTGATTTTTGTTCCCATTTCTAAACAACAATATTCCATAAAGAATTTATTACAAGAAGAAGCTGGAATAATTCTAAATGCATTTTCTCCTGCAACTTTAATATCAAACGGAACTTCGACCTTAAAACATGAATCAACAACCTCAAGCACTCTAATTGTATTTAAAATAATATTCTTTTTTCGTAAATCACAATAACTTCCATTAAACATTTCGGTTTCGTAAACTTTTACTAATTCTTCATGTTTTTCCATACTTTATATTTCCTTATATTTTTAATTTTTCACTAATAATATTTATTGGTAATTCCAACTCCATTATTTTTCTGAATATCACTTCTGCTTGCTAAAATTTGATATTTAACCTTACAACAATTATGAGGATTGCCACCGCATTTAGTGATATCGTATCCATGTTCGCACCAAAAATGTTCATTATATCCTTCATAATAACAGCATTTATCTCCTAATTTGTTCTGCCATTTGTTAGGATCATGCCTTGGTTTGTTCTTTCCCACACTCTACTCCTTTGTATTTAAGTGGCAAATATGCCCTAATGGATTTCCAGCACATTTAATCACACCGATAAAAATCAAATCATCATGTCCTTTTAATTCTTCTAAATCCTTGTATGCTTCTGCTGCCGTATCTTTTCCTGTACATGTTATACTGTTCCCATACATATCCTTGCAGCAAGCATAATACTTATACTGCTTTGCCATTATCTCAACTCCATTTCGCCATACTTCAGATCATTATTACTGAATACCTTGCATCCTCTATATTCTCCTAAATAATCTACTCCTAATCCTGGACTATCCATTGGTGACGCCACTAAAAATGAATCGATCATCTTGCCGTTTACAAATATGTATGGAGATCTTTTCTGTGAATTTTCATATAACTGGATTTCGGTCATAATTTTCTCCGAGTCAAGAATCGTCTTTAGAATTGAAAACTTTGCCATTTTATCACCGTTCAATCTTGGATTCTTACCAATTGATTTACACATCTCTATATAATCATCTACAGCTTTATGGAACTCATCTTCGATTGTAGAAATATTCTCAGAATGAAAACTAACGGAATCATCAATATTGATAATTTCGCCACAATAGACATCATCTTCTTGACTGTAGACGATTCTGGTTTTATAACCTTTGTATTCTAAAATTTTATTCATAATTTATTGTGCTTTCTTATTTAAAATATTTTCTTGGAACAATAGGAAATTTTGTATAAGTATTATTTTGATCTTTAATTAAACCTAATGCTGAAAAATCAGAGATTGGTCTTAAAATATTACACTCTTTTATATCGCAGTTTGCGCCATATTCACAGGTGTAACAGCTAAAATTCCATGTAGAAAACAGACAATCTTCTGGTTTTTCTGGCATCTTATCTACTATGATTTTCATTGTTCTTCACCTTCTAATTTAAAATAATCCAACCGTCACGATGTTCTCCATTTTTACTACCTTTATCATCTTCTTTATATGGCCAATGATATGGCGCATCTGTATAAAATTCTGTATCTTGTGTAAAATGGATTTCATTATAAATTGGATTCCACAAAACACCATCCATCTCTGTAGCACAGCATTCCCAGCCACTATTGGACATCAAATGTACATCTTCTGGAACGTTATTTTTCTCAATAATATTTTTCAACTGTTCGTATGTCATAATTCTTCTCCTTCTGTAGTTACCCATTTCTTCTCTTTTTTCTTCTCGATCTTTAGCTCTCTGTCGTTTTAGCACTTTGCAATTATTACAATTATTCTTATTTTTACAGAACCAGCAACCATCCACATCTAACCAGAAATAACCTGGTGGTTGTGGTCTTGGTTTTCTTTTTGGTTTTCCCCATTATTTCATTCTCCAAAATTATTTCAAATCAATAATATTATGTTTCTCAGATCCATCATCATATTTCTTAATTTCTAATGTTCCAATTGTATATTCTCCAATTTGATTAGAATATTTGTTATATATTTCATAACCAGATATATCATAATCAACATCTTCATATTCAACTGTAATTTGATAGACTGCAGGATGAGTAATCATTGTTGTCGTCTTACCATTAAAGACTGGTGTGATATACCTTGCTCTGTGATATTTATCGACTATTTTTACCTGAACGGTATAATTTGTTGTACTGATTAATTTTTTACATCCAGATAAAAGTAAACAGCTAAGACTTACCGCCAATAAAAATATTCTTAAAATCATCTATTAATCCTCCAATGAAAGTGCGATTTAATCTTCTTTCAGATAATCTTTATAAATGAAATATGGTGTACATTGACTGGCTAACATTGCCGCAATTGCCATCCCATGTATAATTGCAAGTTTACACTGTTCATCACCTTCAAACACAGTAGAAGCAACCATTTTATTTAACTCATCAGATGCTATGTAGTCTATGATTTTTCGCTGAAGTTCTACGGGGTCTACAACAATTTTATAATCTGATAAATTGATGTCGTTCATTTATTCACAACCTTTCATATATTTCATGGCATCTACATATTGCATACCTTTTATTTCTTCATACAAACACCATGCATGGTATTTACTGCATAATTTTTCCCAATCCTTTTCGTCTACTATGTAATCAGGACATCTGGCGTCACAAAAATCGCAAAATGCATTTCTAATACAATATCCCATAATTTATCTCCTAAAACCCATGTTTGATCTCCGCATAAACTAATACAATATAAATAATCACACAAACTAAAGTTGTAAAAAAGTTATATTTCCCAGTCATTCCATGATTTGCTAGTGCTATACCTAAATTCAGCATCATTATGCAGCAGAAAATAATAAAATAAATATTCATCTTTGATCCTTTCAATGATTGTATTTCATCTCTTTTTCAAAAATAGCCATAGCATCCCTCAATCCTTGATTATATGCTTGTGCAATTTTATACTCTTCGGATTCTTTAATACCTTTCATAGATGTATCCAAAATCTTCATGGATGTAAAAATTTCTTTTCTGATTTGATCTATTTTATCCATATCTGCCGTCTCCTATTGCACTTTTGAATATCTACAAGATAATGTATCCGCAACTGTTACATATCCATACCCTGTAGTTGAACACTTTTTAAGCTGGCAAGTACCATTGTTTTTATGATAATAAATACATTCTTTACATTTGTTTCCCATAGAACACCTTTCTCAGAAGCGCAGTTTATTCTTCTTCTAGTACCAAAATTGCTTTATAATATTTGCTATTGCAAGAACTTGCTTCTACTTTGTACCCTTCTGATAAATACTCGTTCATTTTATTTTCAAATTCTACTCTACTTTCAATTTCTAAAACTACACATTTTTTCATATTGTTTTCTCCTCTTGGAACTCACATTTCATGTTAACTACAACCATCTTACTACCGGTTCAGATGTACTTCCTTTCTCCCAAACAAACCAAGCATGACACATAGTTGTCGCCCAACGTTTTCCTGTCTTTGGGTCTTTCTCTAATCCACTATTCCAAGTCGCCATTCTGTTTCTGAAAACATAAATGTACTTCGGCGGATATTTGTCAAATAACTCCTTCCTCTTAGCACCTTCCAAGAACTGGATTTTGAGAAACATAGCCATTTGACCATCATCTTCCAGTAACTCCATACCCTTTTCTACAAATTCCTTTGCGAGCGAGTACGGTGGATTTGTGATAATTCCTTCATATTTTTTATCAGTTTTATATGTAAGGAAATCAGCAACAATTGTTCCAGGATATCCTCGATCTACTAAGTCCATCCCTGTAATTTCTCTCTTGGTTGTATAAAAATCATTGATTGCATTAGCGATATGCCCACCACCAACACAAGGCTCCAAAATTGTATGTGCATCAAATGTATATTTAGTCAGCAACATTTTTACTGCTTCTGGATTAGTTGCATAGTAATCATCTTCAACCCTTCCATTTTCTGGATTGCCGCCTGCAAGCTTTGCACCCGCTAATACTTTCTTGTTGTTCATTTCTTCACCAGAAAGGTGACATGTCCTTAGTAGCTACCCTAACTTTTTCCTTTCTGATTTGTTATTCTCTTATTTATTAGATGTTAATTGCTATATTCTGTTACTCTTTTACTTCCTATTTCAAAAATGTCTTTATCCTTTTCGAAACAAATATAATTTCTTCCTGTGTTCATAGCTGCAATTGCTGTTGTACAACTACCGGCACAAGAATCCAAAATCAAATCGCCAGGATTAGAATATGTTTTAATAAGTTCCTCGATCAGAGCAACAGGTTTTTGTGTGCCATGATAGGCTGCTTTTTGAGTATCTTTAGCAAATGTCCATACTGACTTCGGATATCGTTTTGTAGAGTCATAATCCTGCCATTCGCTCTTACCATAATCCGTTGATTCTTTTGCATTTACATGATGTGCCGCCTTTAATACTTTTCTTTCATGACCGTCTGTCATTTGAGGATTATATGTAGGTGGTTTCTTGTAGAAAATACAGATATCTTCATGAGAACGTAACGGCATTTTCTTGGCATTTAGAAATCCGGTTGGCTGTGTTTTCTGCCAGATAAGATTATATTTCCAAAGCTTACGATTACTCTCCATTAAATCAGCAGTGAACATGCCACTCCCAAATAGAATAATTGCACCGTTATCTTTGATAATTCTTTCATACTGTTCCCATAATGACTCAAACGGAATAACCGAATCCCATTTATTGCGACTGGTAATTCCGAAAGGAAGATCTGTGATGATTGCATCTATTGATTTATCATCAATTTTCTTCATACCTTCAAGGCAATCTTCATTGTAGATTTTATTGATTTCTAACATCTAATACTTAGAGCAAATCATGATTTTACGCTGCAGCAAATCTCTTGCTCCTTTCGTATTGTTATTCTTTTAGTTTATTCTGGAATTTTTGAACAGAAACGCTCATTGATAGATACGACTTCTAATTTGATATGATTTTTGATAAGGTTATCAACTGCTTTATCTAAATTACCATTGACCGCTTTTATTTCATTTATTACTTTATATATGGCATCTTTCGTATACACTGTCGCATCATCTACAAATTCTTTTGCATCCTTCTCTAAAATAACTTTCACAGGTTTATCGTCTGCCGTAGGAAGAATGTAAATCTTATGATTTTCAACATCTCTGACTGCTATAATTTCCGTCATGTTCTAACACCTCTTTAGGGCAAAAAACAATTTCCTTACCAGCCTTTTGAGCTTTGCGAATCGTAGACCAAACACCGCCAGATTTGTTTCCGTCCCAAATTGCTAATAATACATCACAATGATCAACCATGTATTGATCTCTTACATTATCACAGCCTTTATAGAATTCATCTGATAATTCTACCCATTCATCTGCATACTTCTTCATGTCTTTATAAAATGGATGCGATGAATTATAATTTTTACATGGCAGAACACAATGTAACACTAATGGAATAATTCTATTTACTTTTGCTAATGCGGCTACAGTTCCAAATACAAAATCGCTTCCAGAAGCCATACCACAATAAACTTCCAAATTTTTTCCATTTAAATAAGAAACTTCATTCATTTTAAAAAGCTGTTCTATAATCCATTCTTCAATTTTCTTCCAGGCGATATCTGATTCATCTTCTGGCAGTCCTAATCTTTGTGGTCTATGACCTGTTAATGCTACTCTCATATATCCTCCTATAACAGTACCGCCTTCACATCACCACAAGTAATATTGGGTTCATACGATGGTTTTTCTAAAGTGGCTGGTGTTGGCGTTCCTGTGATCTCCTGTCTAGTGGTAGGCAGTGGCGTATTGGTAATAGTCCAAAGTGGTTTTGGAATAGTCTGTGAGTTCTTACCATCATCATATCCTGCCTGGTAAACCTCATCTAAAATTTCTTTTAATCGTTTCTTATCAATAGAAACCTGATCGTTTCCAATATCTTCAAAATCAAAATATACTGCTGGCTTCATAAGTACATTCTCCTTCCATATCATCATTTTTTAAATTCTTTGCTTCTACAAAACTATTGAACAAACCCCTCATTACATTTATCCAATAAACATTTGTTAACAACATCGTCTACTATCTCAAAAAGTTCATGACTCATTCTAAAACAACGAAACTTTTTGTTCCTGTCTTTATTGTAATCACTTCTTAATGTACAAAATCCAGCTCTTTTTCTTTTGTTGTTATCCCAATGCTTAGGATCTGCATAAAATACCTGTTTATCAGCTTTATATTTTTCCTTGTCGTGTCGTAATTGTTTCTCAATCCTTATTTTTCCATCTTCTAGGGATTTATTATATGGCGTCATTTAGCTCCTTCTGCACTCATGAAATTTCTCTTTTGTCTTATTCTATTTTCCTCTCATTTTCTTGTTCCATGCTTTTAAGGCATTTTCAGGTGTTTTGCATAATCCTGTTTTATTGTTATTAAGATCTCCATCTGTCCATTTGCATTCCCAACAAATAATTCTATATCCTCTAGTGTTAGTATTTGGGATAATATCTTTTTCCACCACAATTCTTGGAATACAGCCGCATTTCCTACATTTTAATACATGGCTTTCAAAATACTCTTCTGTCATTTATTATCTTCTCCTTTTTTATTTTTTTAAATAAAAATAAATTCAAACATCACTTTATCTTTTCTATGAAAAAACTTTTCTATTTTCATGAACACTAATCCCAATTGTAGAAACAGCTAATCCATAATATTTTGAAGCATCAGTCATCGAATCAAAACATTTACCGTCATTTAAACATTTAACTTTCTTTGAAAGAACCTCTTTTGTTCTTTCTATGGCTCTTTCCCAATTTTTTTCATTACCTAATCTAGTATATGGTAACATGTTATCCCTTCTCTTCATTCTGAAACGGCATCATATATCTTACCTACTTCATATTTGTAGTCCTCAATCTTAGTTCTTCGGTAATAATCACAATAACAATGTCCATCAGTATCAATTACGTATTCAATACCTTTTGTAAGAATAGATGTATCCGATACTCCATGTAAGAAAAATACCCTCATGCCATCCTTTCTACGAAGCCTGCACCAATGAGAATCTGTTGTTTCTTCATAATTTATTGTATCAAATTGCCATCTTTCATTTTTACTTTCAATAAGGTATTCATCAAATATCTTAAATTCTTTCCAAAAAACATCACATCTAAATCTAACAGAAATAAACCCGCATAATTTAGCCCAAGCAATAAACATATCCCTCCATTGCCGAAAATTTTCAATTGGTCTAAATATAACCGCACACGCCGACACTGTAATTCCAATATTGTTTAAAGCTTTAATTATATATGTATATTCTCCGATACCGATACAAAATCCTAATATTTCGTTTCTTCTATATGGACTCCAATCATGTACTGAAATATTTACATAATTTACAACATCTTTCATATACGGGATAACTGCTTTAAGATTCGATCCATTGGATGTCAATGTCACTCTTAGAACTTTAGATTTAATATCATATTCTTTTAGTTTTATCAGCACATCCTTTAATAATTCAATATCTAATGTAGGCTCGCCACCAGTTATATCAAGAGAAACTGGATTTTTGTTACCAATCAGAGTAATGATATTGTCAAGCGAGGCCATAAAGTTATATAAAAATTGTTCCTTGTCATATGATACTTGTTTATCTTTATTGTAACAAAACGGGCATTTGGCATTGCATCCGCTAGGTATCACTAATTTTACAGTAATTACCTTATTGTAGTCTTTTCTTTCTATGTATTTCACATTAATCACCATCATTCTGAAACGGACGTTTCATTAGTCTTCTGTGAATAACATATCGGTAACCGAATCAACATCCCAATTGATCTCACCCATATATTCTCCATTTTCTGTCCATAATTTAGCATTCAACATATCTCCATTTTCTTCTAATGTTAAACGTTTCCCACTCTCTAAAATAAAATCTAATATAATTTTACACCTCTATTTTATCGCTAATTGTTTTTAAACTATCCAGAAATTGTTTCATCCAAAGATTCTTCATTTCAGCATCTTTGATAGCTTCCTGCCAACGTTGATACGCACTTTTTACATTATCTTTTTCGTATTGCTTTTTATCATCTAAATACTCTTGTACTTCTTCATCTGTCCAAAATAATCCTGCATTATCCATATCTGCACTGCGTTTGTACCTTTGTAGGTCTCTGTCTGAAACAATGCAATAATCAATTTGATCTAAAGCAAATTTTTTTATTTCTTCATGATCAGCTGTGAGAGGAATCCACTTTAAGATTTCTTCTTTAATTTTTAAGTATTTTTTGTTGTTTTCAACACATTCTTTATAATACCTTCTGGAAGACTCTGCTTCTCTTTTATAAGCCTCAATTATATCCTGTTTTGCTTCTTCATAAGTCCTCAGCTGAATTTCATTATACCCTCTTACGGCTTTTTCATATTGCTGTTTATAATACGGATTAACTTCAAAATGAGTAGGTGTAGGAACCGATAATGGTTCATCTCTTAAATCCGAAGCAATTCCAAAATTTCTTGTACAGAGCTTTAGAAAATCTGCTCCATTTGTAATTGTTCCATCTTTTATAAATTCTGTATAAAGTGTTGGCATAAACGTACCTCCCTACAAAATTTCATCTACAATTCCATATTTGAACGCATCGCATGAATGAATATAAAAATCTTTTTTCTTTTCACGAATATCATCGATATCCTCTTTGGTAAGTTTGGTTCTTTCGATTACATATTCTTCAATTTCTTTGTTCATTAAATCTTTTTCGGTTCTGTCTTCAACATGATCTTGATATTTTCCACTACTATAATAATGCATTTGATGATACATAAATGTAGAATGTTTATAACAATATCTTTTATGCCCAGCAAGAAAAATCTTAAAAGCTGCACTCATTGCGTATCCAGTGCAATATGTATAAACAGGAGTCTTACTATTCTGGATTACATCAATTAAACCCCACATATCATAAACAGCACCGCCATATGAATTGATATAGAGTTTAATCGGTTCTCTCTTATAATCCTTTTCTTTCTTATCTTTTTCATCATCTTCTGCAATTTGATATAAAATACTCCACGTAAGTTGTCCAATAGAAGAATTATCTACATCGTCTGATAAAAAATATAATCGCTTTTCAATGTTTGTGTATGTATTCATTTATACTCCTTTAAATACCATTAATTTCCTTAATTAAATCCAATCGCTCATTACATACTCTGTTTATATATGACAGACAAGCATTCTTTAATCTGTAAATTTTTTGGAACTCCCGTTCTATTTCAGCTTCATACTTTTTCTTCTCTTCATCGGTAAGAGATTCCCACCATTTATTCCGAAGATATTGCCTGTACCATACAATAGCATCCCATCCACGGATTAAATGCCAGTTATTCCTTTTCGTTTCTGCGTACCACATCATGTCAAACACCTTCTCCATACTCTAACATGTACTGATTAACCATATCTAACCAATCACAAAATTGTGAAACTTCGTCTTTCTTAAGCCAGAATCTAAATCCTTGATTCGTCCAATTGTTGAATACCTCAAATTTATAAATATTATGTTTTTTATTATCAAAATCATAACATTTTTTTCTTTCAATTTTCCAATCACCAGCAGGTTGTCCCATAGTTGGATAATCAAAAGTTTTACCAGTATTCACAACATCTTTGATTATTGTTGATAAATCTGGTAACATACTGCATTCATCCATTGACATATCAAAAAGTTTTTTGGTGCTTCTAGGTTGGATACTATTTTGGTCATTGCTTTTATAATATTGTCGAATTATAACCCAAGAATAATATACTTTATATACCTTTTCCCAATTCGTTGGTGGATCATCATTAAAACTGTGTACATGTGAACTTCTAGGATAGAAACGAATAACGTCCCTATAAAGACACTTATCATCATAAATTGTAAAATCAAATTTACGCTTCATACACTTATTCTCCTACACCATCTCAGGATATTCACTAAACATCTCAAAGAATTTACTCTCATCGTTCTTATCAGAACACCATAACTCTAATTCTTCACCGTACTCTCCTAGCAGTTTTGCAATAGCAATGTACTGCGTTAGCTTAGATTTGAGATTAAGTTTGTCTCCATATACCGATGTCAAGATCACATCTCCACTACACTTATCTACTGTTGCCAGAAAGGCTTCTACATCTTTAATATTTTTGATTTTCATTTATTTATTCTCCTGTTTTTGCAATTTACACTTCCGCCAGCATCAATATCTCCCGTAACATTTCCACATGATACAGAACCTCCGGCATTAATATCACCAACACATCCTGATACATTGCAAGAACCTCCACAACTAATCATTTCTGCATCACCATTAACCGTAACTGATCTATTCTCCATCTTTTATAAACTCAACTTCTCCATTACAGTTGCTACGCATTTCCCAGCCTTTCATAGTAACATAAGTCTGTTTGTATCCATATTTCTTTCTCCACTTTTTGTTTATTCTCTTCTTTTTATGTCTTCTACACTGAACAACTTTAGAAACCTGAATATCATACTTATCTGGCATTTTTGCTTCATCAAGGCCAAGTATTTTACAAAGTTCATCTGTATCTAACGGTTTTTCGAAATTAAGAGCACATGTCCCTCTTTTCCCTCGATTCATAAGTTCACCTTTAAAATTCACAGTATCTTTTTGATTGATTGTAAGATCTATACTCTTAACATCGTTAGCTTCTCCAAGCTTTTCATTAGTTTCAGCGTTGAACATGCAAAATAAATTTCTACCTTCTGTTTTAACTGGCATTATTGTCCTCCAAATATTTCTTCATAATCTCACATGCGAGTACACATGCTTCATTGATTTTGCTCATAACTTCGTTATCTGATAATCCGTCTTCTCTCATCTGATAAATCACACCTGCAGATGTTTTAGGGTATAAAATCCAAATCGCTTCTTCTACTGTCATACAATCTTCTCCATATCGTAGTTCTCTCGAATATAGTCGCATAATTCATTCATAGTCGTGATAATATGCTGATCATCCTTTAATTCAGGATGTAGTTTACAATAACAGGAATTTTCAGGACCATCCTGGCGGAACTTCTGTAGATTAAAACCAATCCACAATAATGGGATCTTTGTGAAATTACGAGTTAATAATTTTGAAATGAATTTCATTGGTTCGCACCTCCTATAGTATTATTCTCTAATGTAAATAATTTTTTAGATAATATTCAAAGTACCCTCGAATGAATAATCCTGAATACTGATTATTCGGCATAAACATAACTGGAATATTATATTTGAACCAAAAACTATGAATCGAAGCCCAAAATGACTTCTTATTATATTGTGTGTTATAATTACCAGTTGCTATATCTGAATAATTGGCATTCTCAATCAATAACACTTTTATAGGTGGAGCAAGGCATAATTCTTTTTCAAATCGATCCCTACCCTGTGTTAAATTGCCGCTGATTTCTTCCAAACTGGCTTTTCGTTCCACTACTACCTGTTTATCAAAGTATAAAGCTCTTGGGATAGATAGCTTTTCATTAGCTGGCAGCATGAAGCTATAGTCTCCATAATTAAGTGCTTTCTTTTTATATTTGATTTCTTTTCTGTCGAAATAATCTGTGATATGATTCGCTTGCTTTTCGCGTGTATCGATAAGGATAGTGATGGAAGAGATTAACTCTTCCATCTCCTTATCTGTATATTTGAAATTATTAATCATCTTCCTCACCGTCCTCTACGTCATTTTTAACTACAAATTTTCCAAGCCAATATTCGAATTTATCTGGAACTTCCTTATAAATCTTCTTGCCAGTTTTAGGATTAACCTCGCCTGTTGGTTCTTTTTTATTTTTCTTTTCAAGGGATGTTATATAAAGAATCGAACCTTCGCTGAATGGATCACGGTTATATGCGCTTGTCCACATCTTGACTGTACGTGTTTTACCGCTATAGATTTCATAGAGGGAAATATTTACAATTGATTTTTTTACATCCAGTTCGGAAACATAATAAATTCTTTTGTTCATAGTTGGAACTACAATATTGACAATTCCAAGAATCTCTCTTTGATTATCTAACGTTTCTTTTAATGTCAGCTCTTTGAATGGAATTTGAGAAATTAAATAATTTAAAAGTCCTATAGAATCAACTTTATTAAACTGTTTTTCTGTTTCATGACCGTACTCTTTCAGAACTGCTAAAGATATATTGTTTTTCTCTGCCTTTTCTTTTGAAATTTGCTTAATTCCATACAATAAATCATAATATGACATAATAGATAAAAGTGTATTAATATCTCCATATTTCTTGAAATAATTTATTCGAATCAATTTATCTACAATTGTCTTACTAATAGAATTGGATAACAAAGCTGTAATAACATCGACAAATGTACTATATTTTTCATTGCCTAACTGATACAGAGTTTCTGCAACACCTTCTCCAAAACCTTTTACACTGGATAAATTAGGATATATAATCTTATTCTCTTCATTGATGTTTACTTTTCTATTATCTGTTCCAAACTCATAGTCACCTAATTTATATCCCCAAAATTTAATTGCTTCTTTTACTAATGCGTCAATCTTATCTTTTTTATTTTTTAACTGATAATGTCGGATTGCTTCTTCATAAAAGGTTTTTGTATGATGTGCCTTAAACCATGCTTGATATGCAGAGTCACCGCCCATCGAATAAGCATGGGGGGAATTAAATGCATATCGAGAAGAATCCTCTATTACATTCCATACATTTTTAAAATTATTGGTATTATTGAATTCTTCTGCCCAAGAATGATTTAATTCTGTTAAAAGATGTTCTTTCTTTTCACCTTTTAATTTCTTTTTGGAGATAGATTTAATTACCCCATAAGTTTCACCCATTTTAAGGTGTAGAAAAGATAAAACCTTCATAATTGATTCCTGGTAAATCATAAAATGTGCGGTATCAGATAATAATTCATCAATCTTTTTTTCACCTGTAGTATATGGCTCTCGATTTAAAAATGTATTAAGTAATGAAGCAAATCCTGGACGAATTGCAGCAATAAAACTACTTAACTCTGCAAGATTTTGGGGCTTGTATTTTTTTACACGATTCGTAGTCGCTTCTTTTTCACATTGATTTATACAACAAGTGATACCCTTTTCATAAATATCCCAAGTTTTTTTATCTCCATCTATCATATGTCTTAATTCATCAAAAGTAGGAACTTCCATTCCAATTGCATGAAAAAATTTATATGTTAAATAAACGCTATCTACGATAAGAAAATCCTCTTTAACATACCCAAATTCATCTAAATATCCGCCCTCAATAGCAGCGCAAATTGTTCTCTTTCCAGTAGTTTCAGAAACTGCACTGATTAGACCTACTTCTCTACGGATATCTCCATCAAAAATAAAGTGACCACATGCATGAACTTTCAAATTAATAGTGATTCCTTGATATTCATTACTTTGTCGGAATAAATTGATATACTCAGAAGGAATATAATCTTCTACATTAATATTCTCTTTTTCTTCATCGTCTGCATATTTTAATGCTTTATTATATTCATCCAGATATTTTGAAATTTTATTCGCATCTTCTGGTTTTACATCATTTGCACCAGCATATAGCTGCCATGCAGCTTTTTCTTTTAATTTTTCAATTGCCATTAATGGATAACAGCCATATTCACCAAGAAGTTTCCTAGATGCTTTTACAAATGGTTCTTGGGTCGCAACGTTCAGGTCAATATCCGGCATTTGGCCTGCCAATACACGTTCTTTTGTCAAGAAACGTTCAGGATAAATAGGGATATCTGCATTAAATCGATCCACAGTAGTAAGACCCAATAGTTTATTTGTAATAAATGAAGCAGCACTACCTCTGGATGTAGTTGTTAAAATACCTCCTTCATTATTTACAGCATCATCAACGATAGCTTTACTTGTTAAGAAATAATCGACAACACCTGCTTCCATTACTTGTTTTGCTTCATATCTGGCACCATCGGCTTTTTCTTTTGACTTCTCTTTTTCTTTAGAATAAGCTTTATTTAAAATATTTTTATAGATATTACATTTTTCATCATATGTTTTATCCTTGTGGACGCTTGGTATTTTGAACTTTTTATCAAAAATAATATCCTCACACTCAGATACAAAAACATTTGTATTCATAATTGCAATCAGAATTTCCTCATCCGTCAAAATTCCTTGTTTTTTAAATCTTTTAATTACTGTCTTTGTATCAGGATAATCCATGTACCAACCTGTTTCTTCTGGATATGTAATATTTTTATATTTAAGAATCTGATCACGTTTTACTGAATTTTCTTCTGAAATATAATGACTATCAAGACCACAAATAATTTGAATATCATTTTCTTTTGCAATTCTAATAATTTTTTTGTTTAATTCCTTCTGTATATCAGTGTCATGATATTGGAGTTCTAAAAAGAAATTATCTCCAAAATACTGATGAACTTTTAACCAAATTTTTTCTGCATCACCATAATTCCAACCTGCGATACATGCAGATGTGACGATTACATTATCTTTTGGAATATTAAATAATAACTCTAAATCTATCCTGGGTTTATAATAATAACCATCGATGTTTGCCATAGATAAAGCAAAATTAATATCCTCACGACCTTCCGCATTTTTCGCAGCTATAATCATATGGCAATTCGCACGATCTTTTTCTTTTCTATCTTTTACCCAATAAGCTTCAGTTGAATGAATATATTTTAAATGTTCTGCTTCTGCTACTTTATATACTTGGAATTGGTTGCCCTGAGACCCGTGTTCTCCTGAATACAGACATTTTGTATTAAATTCTTTTATTCTCTTTGCATAATTCTCAATAAATTCAGCACAATCTGGTGTTGACGTATTGCTAAAATCTTTATGGCAATGATAATTCTCAAGATATAAATTCTTTGCATAATCTTCTGCTGAATATGGAAACTTAAATTTTAATGTTGGAATGATTTTTTTTACTAAATCAAGATCAAAAATACTAATCAGCCTCCCCAATCTCATCACAAACTGCTTTTAACACAAACTTCCTACCCAAAAATCCACTATCAAGTCCACATACCACTTCCAACTTATCATTCATCATCGCATGATCGTCCATCTCATCAAATGATCCATCAAAATTCCATTTAATAATCAGAAGATAGTCATTCGGCTTAATAGTCAGATGCTTATGGTCGCTCATATTTCCGATTTCATACTCATTAATGCCATCAATAAATGCACGTATAGGCTTAAAATTTGTACCAGAAATATAATCTATCTTCTTAATATTCTCTACTAAACGCCTGGTAACATCGGTTACGTCTAACTGAATATCTACATTAATAACTGGTTCTTTAAATTCTGGAAGATGTGTCTCGATATAAGACAAGAATTTTTCAAGATTTTCTTTTTTAATTTGGATACCAGCGGCAAGTTCATGACCATCTACTTGTGCCAGTCCACTTTCATTACAAATCGCTCTAAAATCATCGACTCCTACTGCCCGCATAGAACCGGCATAAATACTTCCAGCATCCTTTAAAACCAAGATAGGACGTTGATACTTTTCAAGAAGTTTATTGCCTAATAATCCTGAGATTCCATATGGAGTATCAATAAAAACTGTAATTATTTTATTATTTGACTGTTTCTCACATTGCTCTAATACATCTGGTAGTAGTCTCTTTACTTCTTCATCCTGATCAGTTTTACATTGCTTTAGCTGTTTCACATAAGCTAATGCTTCTTTATTATCATCCGTCAGAAATGCAGCCATAGCAATTTCATTTCTACCCATACGGTTTGCTGCATTGATTAATGGTGCAATACTAAAAGCAATAGCTGTGGAATTAAATTCAAAACTGCCAACAATCTTCTTAATTGCAATAGTTCGAATCTTCTCAAGACCTTTCGATACAATATATCGATTTTCCATAACAGTCATATCCATCATATCGCCTACGAGACCTACAGCTCCAAGATCTACTAATTCATCTGCATAAGATGTATGATTGAAAAAGTCTAAGTATTTACAGAACTTCCATACTACGCCTGCTCCTGATAACTGTGGGTTTCCATAATGCCTCTGAGATGATATCAGAATAACATACTCATCATATGGCTCGGTTTCTTTGATTGCATGGTGATCCAGAATAATGATATCAACACCAACTTCTTTTAATTTCCTGTATTGTGATACATCTTTGTCCAAACTATCTACAATAATAAGTAAATCCAATTTCATAAATTGCTGTAGATCCTGACCTATAAGACCATGCTGCTTCCCCTGATCAATAAACGTCTGGATATTATTCGTATAATTCCTTGAATAACGTGTCATAATTGCACCAGATCCCACACCATCAGTGTCTGTATCGAACAATATTCCAATCAGTTCATTATCACGGAATGCTTTAATTACTCTTTGCGCTGCCTCTTCAATTCGATACATCGAATCTAACGGCAATAGATCATCTTCTGTAGGATTAAAGAAATGATCAGGATCTGTAATACATCTCTGCTCAAGAATTGTCTCAAGTACCTCTTCTTCATCCATTCCTCTACAATCATTTAAAATATTATAGTTCTTCTTCATCCATATCTCCTGTCACTGTAATTTCATTTTCTAATATGTACTCAAATTTTTCTATTCCCATATCCGTGGGAGAAACTTTTGGAGCATAATATGATTTTGTCCAATCCCAATATCCAATTTCAAATTCTGAAAATCTGGAATAATGACGTAAAATGTCTAAATTCTTTTTAATGTTCTCATATTCATATCCCTGGTCGTGCATAAAAATAACTTTCTTAGGATGTGCCTCAATTATCAGCTTCGCCTGTTGAGAACTTAAACTGCCACTCATTAGTGCTACTGCATTTCTATATCCATACGAATGACATTGAAGGACGAACTTTTCGGCTTCTCCAACTAGAATTGTGTTCCCCACAAGATGAGGATAATTCTGGCAATATCCAAATAAAGTGGTGCTGCATCTGCCAGGATGAGAATAGAAATATTTCATCTCTCCATCTGGAATATCATAATTAAAGCGTTCCTTGGTCCCGATTAGTTCTCCATACTCATTTCTAATAGGAATAACAATTCCCTGTGACTCAATATCATATCTAATGCCAAAATACCGTTGGGACGCTAATGAAATGTGATCTTTTAGAAACCTTAGATTACCATTGAAGGCAAAAGAATTTAGAATATCTTCATCATAAACTTTAGATTTACTTATAATTCGTTTTCGTATCTTCTCATAAAATCCGCCAAAAATTCCTCTTTTATCAAAATACTCTGAATAATCAGTGATATTAAGAACTTTCTTTACTTCATTTAAAACATCAATGAATTCCACATGACGTTGATTGGTGATATATGAGAAGATATCTGTCTGAATATTTCTGGCATAATCATGAACATAAAGCCAGTTATTGTTTTCCAGCTTTATAGTAATACTCTTTTTAGAAGATTGTTCATCTCTTCCGAATTGCATATATGTAGGTCTTATTACTATGTTACAGTATCCATAATGCTCTAAAACGTCCTTTATTTTTTCTGGATCTTTTAACAGTTCTTTTTTAATATCTTCTAACATATATCACCACCAAGTTGTTATTTTATTTCTAATTACTATATACGCTATATTCACCGTACATTTGTTTTTCAGTTTCTTCTTCTATCCTACAAGCTTCTTCAAATGACTCAAAGCGACCAATATATTTTTTCTTAATAACAACATACCATTTATCTCCCTTTTTCTGAACATTCTTATGACCAGATGTATTATGAGAAGGAGTCATTTTATTTAATGCATTTTCCTGTAATTTACAAATTCGAAGTTCAGATTTTCTATTATCATCAACTACATGATGGATATGATCTACTTCGTACCCATCTGGACAATTCATCACTACTCTATGAAGCCAAACAGTTTTTCTAGTATATGGATCATAGGCTACTACATACCCGTTAGTGTCTTTTCTCCAACAATATTCTTTTACTTTGTCATAATCCTCAGTATCAAAAATGAATTTTGAATTATCATAACAAATACCTATCATATACCCATTCCCTATTTGATACTTGTTATACTTTTTTCGTTGTTTTGACAGACGTTCTGCTGATAATCTATCATGAAGACATCCGCATGATTTAGTTGTCCCATTTTTCAACGCACTATATTGGATGTTTTTTGCAATTTTCCCGCATTTGCAAAGACAGTTACAGTAAATTAATGATTTATTCGTCTTTCTACAAGCATCTATAATTGTTAAGTCTCCATATTCCTCGCCAATCAAGTCATCTAAATCATATTTTGTCATCAAGCCTCTAACAATTTCTTTTTGAAGACATCCACATGACCTTGTAGATCCATCTTTTAAGGCTGAATATCTTATATGAGATTTGTGACCGCCACATACGCAGTCACAATCACACATAATATGTTTTCCTTCGCGATATGTTTTTACAATTTTTAATCGATCATAAACCTCTCCGATTAATTTTGTTTCATCTATTCTTGCTCCCATTATCTTATTTCTCCATGTTTTGGATAACATTGCGCAATTTCTCTAAAAATAGAGTGATCACCGTCATATTTTAAAATATATGCTTTTCCGTTATCCTGAGAGTTTGCACCGTTTCGTGCTTTCTCAACAAAAAGACATCTGTATACTCCATTTGGATCAACTTTATATTCTTCTTCAATCCACTTATCATTAATCTTCTTTAGTCTAAATGGACGGCAATAATATTTACTTTTTTCATCAAATTCTTCTGGATACATATTTCTCATCAAGAAATAATTCTCCAAAATTTCTTTTAATTGACGGGAGTTCGAAGTGTTCATAGATGAAAGAAATAATTGACCTCTAGTAGATTCAGAAAGTTGCACGGATGCAAGCATAATCAAATTATATTTCTTTGCCAATTTATGTAAATCTCTACTGTCCCGAATTAAAGCTAAGTCTTGTCTTGCATTTGACATGTCTGCTTCTTGCATTTTAAAAGTATCATATAGTACAGTATCATAACCATACCTAAGAACATTTTCTCTAATCTTCTTTTTTACGACACTCATATTCGCATCATCAATTGCGATAAATTTAACTTTACCTTTATAATTTTCTCGCCAAAACTTTTGAACAGAGGAAAGCTGCTCTCGATCTTCTTTCGAAATATTTCCAGCAGTCATTTTCTTTTTAGTAAGCTTAAAATATCTATTATGTTTTCCAAGGAGCCAAACCATGAATTTGATTTTAAATTTTTTTACATTTTCCTCATTAGAGATGATTAAAATTTTTCTATCATAATGAAGAAGTGCCATAATGATTGTGACATACCAGCTACTCTTTCCACAGCTACTATATCCCCCCATCATACTAAATGTACCTTCCAACAGCCCCATTGTCTGCCCAGACAAAAACGGGAAACAGTTGATCTCTTCACCATTCACATCATAGCCAGCAATATCAAATGGGACACCATTCTCCTCACCTTCTGCACATGACTCAATAAACTCGTCATCAAAGTCGATTTCTTCTTCTTCAAGAATCTTGCTGGAATATCCTGTGCCGTAAGAATTAATTCTTGCATCGTACCAGTCCGTTACCTCTTCTGCTGTCATCTTCCGAAATAGCTTTAGCGGCACCACCGGCTTGTCATTTACCATGATCTCTTTAAGAAGATTAAATCCATCATCATGCATATGTAGGAGTATATTCTCTCTATAGAGGATATCTATGTATGTATCGAAATTTTGGACATTTATGATATCTATTTGGTGTTGAATGGCTTCCCAGCCTCCACAGTCCTCATAACGCCCAATAACGTCCTCATTCATATTGGATAAAATCGTGATTTCATCCAGAGAATAAAAGCCCTTTTTACGCAGATTTTTGAGCATAGAAAAATAGAAAAGTCCGTCTGCTGTGATAAAATCCTTTTGTTCGAAGGTCGTATCGTCCAAAAGCAGCATATCTTTGAAGAAACAACTGATAACATTGCCTTCTGCCTCAATTCTTCCTTTTAGAAGTGCCGCTGGATATTTTTCTTTTACACCTGTAATAAACTCAGCCATATTAGTCTCCAATTTCCTGTTCTATCTGTTCCAGGCTACGTTTTTTCTTCTTTCTTCTGTAACGAACTTCTTCTATATCAACAGATACTTCTACGAGCTTCTTAGGTTCTTCCACTACAACATTCTCTGAATAGTCATGAAGTTTATTACGCAGAATAGTTGAGAAATATCTGATCTTTCCATATTCTTTACTGGTAAGGCGATGGATTACATCATAGAGATAATCGAAATTTTCTTTTAGATATGAAGAAATCATTGTATAGCCGTATGTCTCTATCAATGGATTAATTTCTTTGTATAATGCTGTATTTACAATCGTATAACCAAAAATCTGATTAATCAGGTCATACATCATTTTCTTGTCTCCACGTTCTTTCAAAATAGCCAGGTATTCTTCTTCATTGCAGTAGTAGGCGTTTTTACCGCCCACTACCACTTTGAATGCATCATTCCTGTCAATCTTTTGCCCACAGGCTCTGCACTTGACTAGCAAGATGATCATCCTTTCATCATGTCATAAATTTTCTTAAGTCCTTCTTCGTCTACGTCATTTAACTTACCGTATTCAGTAATTACTTTCTTAACGTCAGCCTTTATGTCCTTATCAGTACATTCTTTAAACATAGTACGAATTGTATCTGCAAGGTCTTCTGGATAATCTCTTGTTTCGTCTACAGTATCATCAATATCTTCCTTCTCTTCCTCATCGAATGGAAGTTCTTCGTCCATATAATCTGGTTCTGGAATTGCCGTTGGAGTTTCTTTTACTGGGGCGGATGGGTTAGAATTTTTAGATGTGAATTCATTTTTCTTAGAATTCTTAATGGCATCTTTTAATGCTGTACGAAGAGCATCTGCATCAAGAGGAATTTCATTAACAATGCCAGCAAATCTGGACTTACTATCTACACTATATGAATCGTCTCTAAATACAATCTTCCTCTTCTCGTCTTTTACCTTATTTACAGTAATTTCTTTGTGGTTAATGATATTTGTTCTGCCAGTACCTTCAGCCTCAATAGATCTGTCTACACAAGCAACACCAACAACATGAACTTTTGTCTTAAAATCGTTGAAGTATCTCTGAGCCATATTAGATGTCAGTGTTGTATATGCTGCGCTTGTTACAGGATCAATAATGTCTTTTGTTTTTGAGTGACAGGTGTACCAAACTTTCACACCAACCTTACCTAATGCCCTTACTTTGTCATAAATCATATCAAATACGACATCATAACCTGCGCCAAATCCACCCTGAACACTATTTAAAGTCTTTGCGGGTTTAAAATTCTTATTGCCAAGATTTTCTTTGTTCCAATCTGCAATCGCTTGAGTTTCCGTACAAGCAATGAGCTGATCAAGTGTATCTACAATAACTACTCTTAAATCTGGATATTCGGTGTTTTTATTTTTTACAATGTCATTGCAAATCTCAACGAACTTCTTATATGTTGGGACATCTTCGTATGTAACACCATCAATAGCAGAAACACCTTCTTCATCGCCTGTATTCAGTAATAAATATCCATCAGGGCCAAATTCTTTTTCACAAAGTTCACTGATTACGGTTGTCTTACCAACACCAGATTCACCACAAATCATGATAGAATAATCGTATAAGTTGTCACTGATCTTACTTCTCTTTCCAAATGCCATATGTATATTCTCCTTTAAATTCGTATTTATTTTGTTTTATAAAAGAAAGGGCTTAAGCCCAGCCTCTTACAGCTCATCATCGTCAGTTGCACTTTCTTCTTCAAATAAGTTCTCATCATCAGAAGATTCTGTTTCAATTGGCTTAATTACCATATCATCAGAAGTATAGATTGTATCCTGACGCCCTTTGGTAAATCCTCTGGCTGGTTTTAAAAACTGATATTCTTTAACTCTGTCACCATATACACTTCCGCCTAATTCAGCTCGAATATCATCCATAGTAATCAGCCCGCAATCTAAGTCTTCTCGCTGATCCTCAGTCAGCATGTCCTCTGTAATCTCTACCTTCTGAGCACCGTTCAGCATATTGACGATTACTCCGTACTCCTTATATGTATCGTCATCTACCATGAATTTGTGCTTAAGAGACTCAATTCTTCTCTTACCCTTGTCATCAGCATTTGGATCAACAGGAATAGTAATTGTAACTGGCACTGGGATATTCGCCTTACGGTTGTTCTCATACTCCATCATGAAACCACTCACATAATACTTACCCTTTTCTTCAACGCTCATCTCATCAAGAGCATCTGCACCATAGATAATATTAAATGTTGCTGTTGAACACTCTTCTGCATCATCTGCTGCTAAATAAATACGATTTGGGATATAAGACTCATAGACCTGCTGCTTAGAATCAGAATACTGATATTCACCATTGCCACGAATAAAGAACTTCTTATCTGTATACTTACCACTGTCAATTACTTTTTTGATGAATTCTGCAAAATCCCATTCAGAGATAAACTCATGTCTCTTCTTAATACTCTTCTTTAAAGCTTCATCCGCTTCTTCTTTAGAAGTGAGACCAACTTCTTTAAGCTGTTCATCGGTAACTTCCTTACCCTCACGGATACCATCTACCATGTTCTGAAGCTTATATCTTCTACCAGGTAATTCCAGATCTACGATAAACTTTTTGAACTCTGCAATCTCAGCAAGTTTCGGAGAAGTAAGTCTTTCCTTAAATGGGATTCTAATTGATTCACCTTTTACTTTCTTACCGTTCTCATCTACACTGCCCTTAGTAAAACTAAACACATCACCGTGTCCATCTTCAAAAGCACCGGCGGTTACAGTAAGCATGTGACGATTATCACCACAAGTTACATTAAACATAAGCTGTCTGCGAACCCAACCAGACGGATATGTTTTTTCGCTCCATGGATGAAACTTCTCTGTCTCCTTAGAAATACTCAGTTTTCCTGTCATTTCGAAATTCATAAAATGAATCCTCCTAATATAATAATTTTTATTAATAACCAATTTATCTAAACGCCTTCTCAGGCGGAACACAGAAGGTAAATCTATAAGATAAACATCTATGTTAAACAGTGGTTTTTGAGTATAAGAACCCAAGGGTATGCTGTTCTTCCACCCATACAAATGTTTTCCGTATTTATTCTCTTGTTCTGTCTCGATTTTTATATAATTTTTGTGACATTTTGTTTTGGAATTTTGAACTGATTTGTTCAAGACTGATTAGATATTTTAATTACTTTTTACTTGCTTCCCATAAACATTCCAATATATTAGTTTTGTTTTTATCTTGAAATTTATAGTCCATTTCATAATCTGTAAAACTAATTGTTACCTTTTTCTTATGCTCAATTTTCCCAGTTATAGGATTCCATTCATCCCAACAAGTAATTTCTATCTTTGCATTATTTAAATTTGAAATATCAATTCCAATATTTATACTTTCTGATTTGTCTTTAATAGTGCCTTTCGCATCTATATGCATGTTCTCTAATTTATCAAGAATAATATCTGATAAGTTTATAAGATCCTCTATCTTTCTCACCTCCTCAAAATCCGAATGAAACAGTGATTTACTGTGACTGCTTCACTTACTTATTCTCCCGTTTTATAAATTTATTTAAGATAAACTTTCTTCAACCAATATATTTAATTTTTTCCAACAAGAAATACATATATGGAATGGCTGACTTTGTAATCTGAACGATTTTAGATATATGATTTTTTCATTACTTAATTCTTTATCACAAATTTTACATCTACATTTTTTAGTATTTCTTACTTCAAATTCGTTAAATTCATGTATAAAACTTTTATCCATTTTCCCCCTCCATATATGTTTATTCTCCATTCGATTTTCATTTATATTGGAAATTGTTAGCTGAATCGCTAAGATTAATTATTCAAGATTTTTCATCTTGCAAATAACATTCTTATTCCTGATTGTTTCTGCTAAATTATTCAAACCAAGCTGAGTATCTATGTGATATGTATCAACAAATCTTGGTTGACTCTTATCATCATGAATTGCATCTTTATATGTTTTAATAAATTTTTCTATCCCAACTTCATCACGATATTGACTCATTTCTTTCTCATAGATCGGATTATAAGATTGAGTAATTGGAGGTTCGTTTCCACAATGACCACCTGCTCTAATATTTAGCTCTTTATATTTCTCATATATTTTGTTTGCTATATCCAACGGCATATCTCCATCGCAAACCCAATATGTCCAAGCTCTATAAAATACAAAGCCATTTAAGATACCAATATATCTTGTTTTTACTTCTGTATTCATATAATACGGTAATCTAAATACTGGAATATTTGCTAACCGAAGTTCTTCTTTTACTTTGTCATCAATTGTTCCATCATATTCATGTCTTGCAAAATTATCCATTTTCTCACCTCCAACTATACATTCTCTTATTTTCTTCGCTCTTTTCTATCAACTACATGCTTATGACCTTTAGGACAAACACTATATAAAATATCAGCATATCCATCTACATAATCGTTACCACCTGAATTAATAGGATCTTCATACACGCAAATCTTTGTAGGAATAGTTTCTTTCTCTGAAAAGAAAGATTTTGTAAGATAATAGTCCTTGCACTCCTCACAATATGTAAGTTTACCATTGATGATGTTTTTCGCTGTTTTGATATCATCTTCATATTGTTTTAAAGCATCTAATTTTTCACTATCTCTTGCTCTTGAAATAATGATGTCTTCGATATTTTTTAACATTTTTCTTACCTCCCATAGCCAAGAAATGTCCGTTTCATTCGATTATAAATCAACATCTTCCATGACTGCTCTTGCTTCAAGAATCGCAATATAATCAGTCATAGCCTTAATTTGCATATTATATGTACTTCTTGGGCAAGTTGGCTCAAAACTTAATGTCCCCTCATCCCATTTTGTAAGCATTGATTTAAGACCTCTATATCTTGTAACCAGCTGATAATACTCAGCTTTAAACCTTTCCTTATAGTCGTTGCTATTCATCATTTCTACTGTATCTTTTAATGTCATAATTATATTCTCCTTTATTTTTACTCTTCACCAACAAAAACTAATCTATCAATATATTCTCTACCTTCGCCCTTGAAAATAGGGATATCTATATCAATAATCCACTCATTTTCAGACTTAGAAGTATCTCTTAACTGCGCAGTTGTCATGACACTATCAGTTTCAATAACAATCTTATTTCTTACACAACAGCTTCCTCTCTTCTGATAAGTCGGTAAATCGTTCCAGTTAATACCTTTCTGAGTAATAAGCATATCCTGAATATCATTGCATGATTTATTCTGTAATTCTTTATGTGAGAAATTAGCTTGACCTACCATCTGAATTGAGTTATGAGAAGCGTCTAATTGCCTCCAATATACGAGATTTGTTACTTCTTCTTTTGGAATATTGAAACAACGAGCATCGAACATTGCACCTTTGTCAACTGCTTTTGTGTAAATTTGACACATTTCATATTCTGGTGTACCTTTCCCATACCACCCATTGATTTCATGTTCTGTTGCATAACACTGTTCAAAATCCTCTACATTCTTGGAAAAAGCTTTATTAAAAGCCATCGTAGCCATACTTGCCGCAATACTACAAATCTTCTGTACTTCATAATCAAACCATGCTGAAGATGTGAGCTTCTTATAATCAACAAGAATCAATGTAATCTCATCTGACTGCGTGTAACCAAGAACACAGCCCTGAATATTCTCGCATAAGTATTTCATTGTTTCCTGCATTGACTTAATTAACACTTCATCAAACGGCTTATGGAATCCTCTTGTGAATGTATGGAACGCCTTTCCATCAATTCTGATAGCAACTGGACACCTTCTCATTAATTTTGTCTTAGGAATCTGCTCATAAAATGTCTTCATGCGACAGCCTAAATCATCATGTACTGGCATATATGTACCTCTCTTTCAATATTTTATTCTCCTTTATAACTACCATCTGCTCGTATATCTACTATCTATAAACAGCTCTTCTTTTGGTCTTGGATCTTTCAAATCACGACTATCTAATCTAAGACTATTACCATAATATCCATTCCACGAACCACAACCTCTTACATTTACCCTTCCATCAAAAAAGATACTAGTAATTTGATAAGCAGGTTTATCACAACATTGCCAATAACTGATTTTGAAGCAGTTATCCTTATTTACATTCTCTAAATGTTCTGGCACAGATCCCCAAATTTCACACTCGTCATTGATTTGCTTTAACGTATATCCTTCATTAAGCATATCATTAGCTTTTTCAATTCTTTTGTGTCTTGTTTCACAAGCTAAAGCATCATCAGGTGTGTCAAATAATTTTCCACATTCAGAACATTTATATTTAATTACTTTCTCCAAGATTTTACCTCTTCATAAGAAATCAAATTTTACTGCGAGTTTTTACTTTCTAAGTAATCTTCTCTTAATATCTCATACGATTTCTTATCATAATATTCTCCGTCATAGCACTTAAATTCCTTACGCCAGGTTCCAATAATTCTTCCATTGTATTTTTTAATCATTTTGTCATACGACTTTTCAATTGGATTTCCAATTACAACACAAAACGTAAGTTTGCGAAATTTAAACTTGTCGAAGATATCCTGTAATGCACGACCAAGATCCATCCCGAATGTCGTCTTGTTATCTGAAAAATTGTAAATGCACAATCCATTACAACTATTATCTTGACGAGACACATTATATCTTATATAGCCAATTACATTTCCGTCTTTATCAACAGATACAAACTGATGTTTATTCCATGTATTACCTTCAATTTTTTCTTCTTCACAATATGTATTTGCATGTACAAATTTATACTTATCTGTAAACCATGTATCTACAAGCTTTTTCTGCAACTCTTCTTTATGTTTAATTGCTAAATCTAACACCTTTTCATCTCCTCGTATGAAACCGATATTTCTTGTTTAATTTGTTACTGTATATAGTAGTTTTATCTGACTACTATATACAGTATACGTTTTTATTAAATATACTACTTATAGTATTATTCTCTCTTTTACTTCAATAAAGCAGCAATCTCATCAATTTCCAGCTCTGTTTTCTTATCATCAGAAAGCAACTTGTCCAACTTGCTCTCCATTTTCTTCAAATCAGACTCTTCTTTCTTCAGACCAGATACCTCCAACTTACTCTTAATATCTTTAATCCATGCTGTCACACTATATCCTGAAATTTCAAAATCAGCCATATTAAGATCCTTTGCAGACATTAAATATGAATTCAATCTAATCAAAAGTAATAATAATGCATCATCTGAACACACATTTAGATTAATTGTTATTCCATCCATATTAAGAACGCAATTTGTTTCAGGAATAAATCTGATCTTCTTCTCAGAAATTGATTTCTTCTTGACTTCAATCTGTTTCTTTAATTCTAAAATTCTGTCATCGTTTTTACTCATTTAATTTCGTACTCCTTTTTATATTCTCTACCATTTGCTAAATATTTTTGAATATACATCGGCTTCATCACTTCAAAAATCTTTTTTATCGTAACTGGAATCATATGCTTTTCTTCAATATCTTTGTATGGATAACGGTTTGATTTAACCATTTTAAATGTAGTCGGGAAAATATTGGTTACTTCATGCCTACTCGTATTATCTTTCATACGAACAATAAATAAGTTATTATTTTTGTCTTCTGGATAAATCTCAAACTCATATTTATTTCTACCGTAATATTCACTTATAAATTGTCTTTCGCTCCAACGACCAGAAGATGATCTTTTCTCAAACTCTTCAAAAGTGAGATATTTGTATTCATTTTTTGAACTGTCGTATGGAGAATACTCACAGTTTCTTTCTAAATTATTGTAAATATTTGCATATTTTTCACTGCATTTGTTATCAATACATTTGATAAATTTATTCTTTGGTAAAGATTTATAATGTTCAAAAATACCATTATGCCAAAACCAAAAATGCTTACCTTTACTTGTTCCTTCCCAATAGTCAAAAGCTTCAAATTTACCCATATAAATCCAGTTCTCATTATCTTTTGTAAGATATGTAGCACCGATAATTAAATCTTTTGCTTTAATGGTTTCATTGTTATGGATAATTTTATTAAACTCACTAATTTGCTTATAGTCAGGTGACTCAACTGGCATAAGAACTAAATCCTTACCATCCCATCCATATATAAATTCTCCTTCAAGCCCCTTACCCTTGATACAATTCGCATTTTCAAGAATGTACAATAAATTTTCAATGGTAATTTCAAACTCAAATCCTCTTGGATCATATACTCTACAATAAGCATGTCGGTAATCCCATCCTGTAGAGTAATCACCAGCTTTCTTATTTAGTACAAATCCTTCTGTTGGGACATTATCAAATTCATCATTCGGAATTTTATCGTCACGCCAACTATTCCATGATGCTTCTTTTCGCAGTTTGCCTTTTTCATCATAGTAAATAACATAGGCAAGTTTTCCTGTATAAGTTCCTGAACGATTTTGATATCCAACATTTATCGTTTTAGGAACAAAAATGCTACTGTTCAATCTATTATCTTCTCCTTGCTTTGCGTAAACCTTATGTATACAATCTATTAACATATAGTAACTATCTGATTGATTACTCTTTCAAAATACTTTCTATATACTATTATTTTCTTCCACGAATAAGATTAAATTGAATTGTGTATTTGTCATTTTCTGTACTCAAAGCTGCTAAATAACCATCTACAAACACATTCAATAAACGAGAGCATCTTGGACACAACTCCCTTTTTACTGGTTCAACAGTTTCTCCGAATGGCATTATTTTATTACCAGCCTTGTCTGTCGCATATCTTTGCACTCGCTTTGGTAACATATATTCTGTTACCGAATTTGTTTCTTTGTTACATACATCACAATATGTTCTTGTCATAAAATTCCTCCGCTTTATCCTTATATCGCCTTTGCAATCGACTTAACCTAATTATCAAAATATTTTACAATTAATCTTTTCTTGACTAGGCTCAATCCTTTATTAAATTCAAAAGTATCATCCTTATAGCATGTGGTTTCAATTTTCAAACAATTCATCATAAAGGTCATTTAATTTATTCTCTTTTTGCGAAAACAAATAATAAACTTTTCCAATATATGTAGAAATTCGTAGTGCCAAATAGAAAACTCCAAATAAAACTATAAGAGCTATTGCGACACCAATACAAAATACAATAATTGCACCTAAACCAAATAACAATGTCAACACCTCACTACTACTGCATATTTACGATTGGAGTAGCACTACCCTGAACCTGTGGGACTTCACCTTTCCACTTCTCGATTTTCTGCTTTTCAATCAGTTCAGGAGTAAGAGATGCTGCAATCTTAGCATTAGCAGTTGCTTCTGCCTCAGATTTAATTCTCATAGCTTCAGCTTCACCTTCTGCCTGAATCTTTTTCTGCTCTGCAACAATAGAAGCCTTTTCTTTTTCCTGTTCTGCTGCAATAAGAGCAACTTCCTTATCCTTATCAGCCTGAACCTTCGCAGTTTTTGCCTCAATATTAGCGAGTTCTAATTCCTGCTGTGCAGTTACTTTCTTCTGAATTGCAGCAGATGTTTCAGAATCTGTGGAAATATTGGTAAAGTTTACTGTGTCAATGATAATTCCATATGGCTCGAATTTCTGTTTTAAATATACATCAAGTGCTTCGTTCAGTTCCTGACGCTTATCACCGAATACATCAGTTACAGGATACTTAGCAGTTACTTCCTGCGTCCATGCTCTCATCTTTGGTTTAATAAATGTATCTTTAATAGACTTTCCAGGCTGTCCTTTAAACATAATAAATGTATCTGCAATCTTTGTCTGATCAAACTTATATGAAAATTCAAGATCAACTTTTAACGACTTACCATCAGATGTTGGAGTGGAAAAACTTTCGTCTGCTGGGGAATCCCCTTTTTCTTCTGATGTAAGATAAGACTGTTCAATACCAATAGAATATGTAGTTACTTTTTTTGTTGGAGCCACAAAATGCCATCCCTGTGTGATAACTTCTCCATCAACTCCTCCATTCATACTGTTGTATACGATTCCCACATATCCAGCTGGAATTTTCTCTGTACACTTAATTCCTACAAACAGACCACCAGCAATTAATACTGCTAAACCTACTCCACCAATTAAACCTTTACTCATTCTCTTTATTCTCCTCTTTCTTTTCTTTTTCGTTACCTTTAAGTGCTTTTTTAACATCATTCCAAAGAAGTTCTAAAATTGCACCTACAGGTTTAAAAATTGCTGCCAACAGAAACCATAATATGATTGCTGCCACAATAACTAAAGGAAACATAATTGGATTCATTTATTTCTTCTCCTTCTTTACAAAACTACTCTTATTACCAATTCTCTTAACATTGTCCATTAGTTTCAGATTGTCATTAATCATAAGAGCCAGCGCCTGATCCTCAGTAAATCCAACATTCAGATAGGCATCATACATATTCTTCTTAACCTTTGCTACAATTGCAGGATACTCAGTATTTTCAGAATAATCCTTATATACATTGACAAATTCCTGTGCTACTCCATAAGCCACTGGTTTGTACTTCTCGACATACATCTTCGCTGCTTCTAACAGTACATCAGGATTTTCTAATAACTTTGCTAATAACTCTTCCATTTACTTATTCTCCTTCTTCTCATTCTTTTTTGTTTCTTTCTTAGCTGCCATTTTCTCCTTAGCAAGTTCATTATTAAGCTTTGCCATAATGCTTCCCATCTTACCAATTGACTTACATGTGATTCCCATACTGTTTTCCTCTTTTCTTTTTTTTAATTATTTACAATACCTGTACGATCTGCTCATACAGGATCATATCCTTATCATTGATTGCTCTATTGACATGCATATGTCCCATGAACCAATACTTATATTCGGTTTCTGCTCTAATATTCTCCAAATACTTCGTAAGAATATCCTGTTCATACAAACCTTGTCCTAACAATGCAATAACTGATGCAGGCGGACTATGAGTGATAATATAATCTACTACATTATTATTCTCTTTTAATTTGTCCAATCCATATTGCATTTCCTGATCAGTTGGAAGTTCTTCTTCCCACCAAGTCAGATCTTTTACACGGTACATCCATTTACCGTTTACTTCCAATTCCTTGGCTTGTTCTCGCCAATCCTCATCGTTATAATCAAGAATACCATCTGAAATATCGTGCGAACTTGCACCACCGAATGTAAAGAATTTTTTACCCTGAATATTGAAAACCTCACCACGCATCATATGTAGAACATGTGGTCTAATTTCATGAATCATACCACCATGCCATTCTTTTACAGGATATGTAGCCATTCTTTTATGGTTCTCATGGTTCCCATCTACAAATAGTGTTGTGAATGGTTTATCTTCTAACCAGTCTAACCAATAATGCTCTGATTTTCTTTCACAATCACGCTGCCATACAAGACCAAAATCACCACAGATGATTACAAAATTTTCATCCTTGTTTCCGCTAAAATCTTTTTGTTCATAGAAACAATCTTTACTGAACCTGCTTACATCCGCATGGCAATCGCCTGTTACAAATACACTCAATATTTATCACTCCTTTTTATTTTTATTACTTCCTCATCTTGGACTCGAACCAAGTTTTGCAGAGTGAGCTGCCGTGCTTCCTATTACACCAATGAGAAACCATAAACGTTTTATTAAGTGGCTCTGTTGCTTAAGTCTGCGCATCAACCAAGCAATAACAATCCGATGGGAAATTTGTTTTTAAAGTTTTACATCCTCTTGCCACCGTTCTGCGACTTTCCACATCACAGATGAATCAGAGCCAACGGCGAATACCGGATTTGAACCGATACTTCTGAGATCAAACCTCAGTGTACTACCTGATTATACTAATTCGCTAGATGTGACTGATTTCTCAGCCACTTATTTATTCTCTTATTCCTTCTGAAGATTTACTAATGCTTCATTATAATATCCAATCTGATCCATCATTTCACGTAAATGTTCAATAAACATTTCATAAGACTTTGCATAAGCAGGATATGTCTCGATCCACTGTAAAGACTCTTTGATACTTTCGCATTCCTGAATTTTTAACAGCGTATCTTTATCATCTTTATAGATATTCTCTAGTTCTTTCATAATCTCATCTGCACTTAATCCTTTTAACATTTCTACTTCATTTTCAGTCAACTTTCTCATATTGTCTTTCCTCTCTTATTCTTTATTTTTATTCCATTTAACTACAACCAGTCTTACAATTGCGCCACCCCATGCAATAAACCAAATCACTGGACCAGCAAAACAGAACTTCAAGAAATTCCATCCGATTATTCCCCATGTTAATGCTCCTGATCCGTATGCAGCATAGCAGTCAAGAATTGGTTTAATTAACATCAGCCATCCACCTACATACAAACCAATAAGAAATCCTAAAACTAAAATTACATCTCCAATTTTATTTCTCATCTTTATCATCTTCTCCTAATTTTTCTACTTTCTTATACAGAAAGTGCCATGTATATAATAGTACATCACTTATAATAATAGACGTCAGAAACACTGTCATATTATCATCAATGCAAATCATATAATATTCTGCAAAGAAAATAATAATCATTATTGTAGCCTGTACTACACCAGCAGCAATAATATACAATAGCTGTTTAGTTTTATTATTTAATTCCATCTAAACTTACTCTCCTATTCCATGCCTCAATTGCCTTACCGGCAGTAAAAGCCTCCTCTATTGGATCACCATTTGCTAATGAATTATATAATATTGACTTATAAGTAGTTCTTTCGCATCCACATGTGCCACCTCTTGCATGGCAACTATTACATCTCACAGAATATATACTTCTGCCATTTCTTGATTTCTTGTCAACTTTCAATTTATTACTGCCGCAAAACGGACAAGGTTTTAATGTCTGTTCCATATATTTATTCTCCTTTAGTAAACTTTTTGGTAAGGAAATATATGTCCCTACCAGAAATATTCTCTAAATTATTTTCCACCAATAGTCATAAACTTTTTTATAAAAACGACCTCTATGTATTATGGTTTTATCTTTCCTCACAGCACGATTTGCCATCTTTTTGTAATATCCGGCTAAATTTCCATGTCCTTTTTTTAGAAAGCCAGCATCTCTTATATCGTGCGATTTCGCCTAATGTATATGAGCCATTTTGGAAATTCCATTTTTCTAAAGGTTTACCATTTCGATCAACTGGATATACAGGCGAAGGATACCTTTTAAGATTATCAGAAAGAAATTTTAGATGTGTCTTATATTTATTCTCTGAATTTTTCCAATCACGGGATTTTTTCTTCTTATAATCGGTGGCTGTAAGTCTAATTTTTCTGGATGAAAGATGAGTTTCATCGGAAATTTTTTCTATATATTGTGGTAATTCATCTTCAAATATACAATATATAGTATTGCATTTTTGATAAACACCAAAATATGGACAGCTATCACACAACATATATTTTTCACCACCACAAATGTCTAAAATATTTAGAAAACAGCTCTAGTCCTTCTTTAATTGCTTCATTCCGTCTATCCTGCTCTGTATCTCGATTATTTTCAATCTCTTTGGCCCAATCGTCTATACGAAAATGAAATAATGTTTTTTTATCTTTATCTATTTCTATATGAATGCCATCCGAATAATCATATCTCGGATCATCAACCCACCAATCATCATCCGTAACGATATACTCAAAAGCAGTAATCATCTTCTGTAAAATATCTTGCCACTTATTCATAGTATCTGCTTCATCATAACCAGGAAAACCTAAACTATTTTCTTTGAATTTAATTAGCCTTGGCAGTACAAACTTCGCCACAGTATAATCCAAATTCCATAATTCTTTCGGAGCAATATATTGGCCATGTTTCTTAAGCCATTTCTTTCTTGTTCTCTGTCTCATTCTTTATATTCCTCCAATTCATACAATCCATTGATCTTATTATCCAACTCAGCCACTTCTTGTCTTAATTTATTTGCTTTTTTCTTACTATCTGTTTTAATATATTCAGTCCATTTTTTCTTACGTAAGTTTGTCACTTCCTTGTACAACTCATCGCAGTCTTTTTCATCTACAACTGCCAGCTCAATCTTCTCTCCACAATTGCCAGCTTCTGAGCGATAGTGGATTTACCACTACCACTCAGCCCAACAAGTAACATCAATTTAGGTTTATTCATTAACCGTCTCCTTATATAATTCTTCTGCTTCTTCCATATCAGGTGCATCAGATGTGTCCTTAATTAAACCCTCACATACTTTAAATTCAAACACTTTGTCCTTAAAAGCAGTAAATGTAGGTCTATTATCAATACGAATAACTACACCCTCTGCAATATGTGTTTTGCCAATCTCATCTGCTGGCATTCCATCAATATATTTATGTACTCTTTCCTGGAGATCTTCTGGTGTTGTAAAAATAAACTTTTCTAAGTCAGGTACATGCTTAACTCCAAGCTTATCGCACCATACTTTAACAGTTTCCCAAGGAACTTCAAACACAGTTCCATCTGCTGTTGTTGCGGTCATTCGATATACATACATTTCATTTTCGCCAGGTTTACAACCATAAGAGAATGTTGTAGTATCTCCGAATTTCTTAGTGAATTCTTTTTCTTTTACACCTCTATTAGAAACAGACCCCATAATTGGAGTAGATTCATTTACCCATCCTACAATCTCATAAAAAACCGATAATCCTTCTGGAAGTCTGTCTTTTAATAAATCATGATATTTTTTTCTAAAACTATTATCAGAATAATATCCATCATTCTTAGTCATATCCTTTAGCACAACTCTTCTGCTACCAGATACCACAGAAACTTCTTTAAAGATTTTCGGCGGCATATGTAATAATTTTCTCAGCCGATTAGTTTTCTTTGTAACCTTGACTGTTTTCATTGTCCTGGCTGAAGTACCGTGGAGTTTGCGAGTAATATAAATAGTATCTCCTGGTTTAAAAGCAGACATATTGTATGCAAGCTGTGCAGTATCTTTATGCTCTTCAAAGAATGGATAAGATACAGTTTCTTTAGAATTTTTATGACTCTTTTTGGAACTTCCAGTATTATTTCTTACTCGATTTTTACCTTTGGGAATATATTTACGACAAATCTCATGACCATCCAGAACAGTGATCTGATCACCATCTTTTAATTTAGAAATGTTAGTGTATTTAGAAAGTGTTTCAATTGGTAATACAAGACCTTCAGATTTTTCTCCTCGAAGTCTGATGGCTGTTACATTTCTTTTATCAGGGTCCATATAGCCACCAGTATTATTACCATTTTCATCTTTTACTCTTATCAAATTGTTCTCTGTTGCATATTCTAATGAAAGCTGTCCATCAGAAGGAAAGAAAATAACTTTCTGACCTTCTTTATAACTTAAATCTACAATTACATTCTGCCCAAATACTTCTACACACTGCAGCCTATCTGCATTACTGTGTTTTCTCAAACCTTTTAACGTTGTTACATAAGCACAATACATAAGTTCCTCTTACCTTAGTAAGTAGTGCGCACTTTATCCTATAGGAACTTTTCTATTTTTTCCTTTCTTCTTAATTTTCTAATTTGTTACCTTTAGCTTCATTACAAGGCTTACACATTGTTTGATAGTTACTAATATCATCAATACCACCTTTTGAGCGTGGTAAAATATGATCTTTTGTCATTAAAATTTCTGTACCATTATCATCAACTGCATATAAATTCAGATGATATGCTTTATCTTGTAAATGTCTTTCTTTTGCAAAATATTTTCCTTCAATTCCACAAATTGCGCATTTACAACCTTTTGTGAAAAAAGTCTGATATCTTTGACTGTTACCCTTAATCAAATCTCCATCGAAATCAATCTTTACATTTCTCTTATCTTTTTCAAATAGAATGTCTTTTACTTTTTCTCTAACTTCATCAATGGAATATACTTCTTTGCGAATCAAGTCCTCGTGTTTTTGTTTTTGCTTTAGTTTTGATTTGCAAAATTGCTTAGTTAATAAAGTATTACAAATATCTTCATTACTCAAAATAATTAACAAATCTTTTACTGTTTTAATCTGGTTAGGAATATAATCAGAAAGTAAATGTCTATTCCAAACAATCTTAAAAATTTCTGTATCCAAATTTGGTGATAATGGATTATTGTTCTTGGGAAAACTCGTATTTAAGAAATCTTCAATAGTTTTATATTTGTCTAATAACTCCTTATCATTAAAACGATAATGAAATTTAAGACCTTTAAAAAAATTCTTTTTGCTCATAGTGACATCTCCTTTAAAATTTTATTGTCACTTATATATTCTCTCTTTTATTTGGAAATTGTGAACAGAAACGCTCTTAGATAAAATCAACAAGAAATGCTTCTTTATTAAGATTATTTATTAGTAGCCTTTTTCAAAAATTCTTCCATACTATCAGCATTTTTATCAGTGATACTTTTTAATTTTTCATAACATTTTTCAGTCATCATAAGTGTATTATTAACCAAAATTATTTTAGTGTTATCTGGTACAATTTTCATACCGTATTTTTTCAACCACTTTTTATTAACACGCTTTTTCTTATTGATTCTTTTTTGAATATTTTTAGTGATATACTCAGTTATGAGAATTTTATAACCTAAATCTTCGATTGTTTGTATGTTCATTTATTCTTCCATCCGATCTACGATACTCTATAACTAATTCTTCGTCCTTAATGATACACGTTTCTTTCATTATCCAATCTTCATATCTATTATCTTGAAGTAGCTGTTGATATAAATTTATCCAACCCTGTGCAGAAAATTTATATCTCCACTTATAATTTATCCATTTTTCATTATTGAACGGTTTAAGTGCAACTAATTCTATACATTTGCGACATTTCTTATAAAGGTTAATTGCGTACCAATCTGACCATTTTTTGTTATAAACATTTATAAATGCTTCAGTCGGATCATACCTACTTCTCATATCAGTAAGAGTTCTGTCATACAGCTCAGTTTTTGCGTTGTATAAAACATGAAGTAAAAAATAAATATCCTCATAGTCACTATTTAATTTTTTGACACTATTTTCTAAATCCCAATATATTTTTCTCACCTACTTCCATAGCCAAATGAAATGTGCGTTTCTTTCTAATGCAATTTATATACCATATATAGCATATATTATATTTTGCAATTACTATATATGGTATATTGATAGAGTTAGTAGGCTATGACACCTACCAACTCTTGAATTATTTATTCTTCTTACGTTTTCCTACGATAAAACCTACTCCAAAGCATACACCAAGACAGATTAAGAAAACACCAATATTTAGTACAATCATTTATTCTCCTATTCGATACACTTAAAAGATACATCTGTTCTACGATTCATAGCCTTATGTTCATCTGTATCATTATCTACTATAGGTTTACTAGATCCATTACCTACAGTAATAATTCTATCAGCAGAAATTCCATTTAATACAAAATACTGTTTTACAGTTTCTGCTCTCTGCTGAGATAACATCTTATTGGCAGTATCTTCAGGATCAGAATATGGATTAGGGTCAGTATTACCAGCAATCTCAATAATTGTTCCATCCAGAACTTTCGCAATACTGATAAAGTCATCTAATTTCTGAGTAGCTTCAGCGGAGTCAGTAAACTTTGCGGTATTAATAATAAAGTTTACCGTTGCAGATTTCTGTAATAATGCAGTAGTATCAAGTACCTCCTGTTTATTCTCTTCTGTGACAGTTACATTTACATCAGTCTTTGTAATATCCTGTGCATCGTACTTAGTTTCCAGTTTAGAAACATAAGTATTATCAAAAATAGTATTTAATAAATCCCTATTTACAGTTTCACCAATAGATTCCCAAACTCCACACATATCAGAAAAAATTGTCTTTGCAGTTCCATTAAGTAAACTCATGTTATCAGCATATGTGCATAATTTTGCAGATTCACAATTTCCTAAAATATCCTCATCAGAGGCAGTAGAAAACATCGGCATGACAGACTTAATAGTAGTTAAATCAGTAGTGTATAAATCAGCCGCCTGAAAAGCGCCATCAATAAATGCAGTTACAGTATCTGGATATTTCTTTGCAAAATCATCATTAAATAAAATTCCATCCATAATTAAACTGGAAGAACTTGCAGTGCTAAATAGGATATGTGCATCAGACATATTCTGTGCCTGAGTTAAATATGGTTCCCATGTTGCAGCTACATCAATCTGGCCTGCAAAGAAAGCTTTTGCTGCTTCATCTGGTGTTTCAAAATATACAAGATTATTAATAATAGAATCTTTTTCTTCCTGGGTTAAATCAGACTGGTTTACAAACCAAACCACTAAAGAATGAGCCTCTGAGAACTGTGGAACGCCAATTTTTGCATTTACTAAATCAGATACAGAATTAATAGAAGATTTTGTGATAATGCCATCTCCACCATTAGAGAAATTGCTGATGTATGGCATAATTACATTTAGGCCTGCGTCCTGAAACTTTTTAGATAAGAAAGCGGTTCTGTTAATGGTATAGCCTGCTGCATCTAATTTCCCACTAATTAAAGCGTTGCTAGACTGGGTTGCATCATTGATGATGCTAATATTTACTTTTATTCCAAGTTTGTCATAGATGGAACCTGGTTGTGTGGTAAGCCCGTTGTTGGCGTCAATAATTGGTTTCCAACCGATCCACTCATCAAGAGACACATTGATTGTTTTATCATCTACCTTATCAGTGTTAATTACGTTACCATCATCATCCGCTGCTACAGGAGCTGCCATCTCTGGCTGTTTAGAGGTGTTTTCTGTCTTTGTAGTTTCTTTTTTACTGTGTTTAATAAATCCTGTTTTTAATCCTAAAACTACACCGCCACCAATTAATGCCATGATAAGAATCATGATCAATACTTTTGCTGCTTTAGTCAGCCGAAATCTTCTTGTACTCATATATGTTCTCTCCTACTTATTATATTTTTTCTTTAAAGAATCCAGATAATCATTACTACTATTTTTTCTCGCTTCAACTTCTGCTTTTGCTAATTTGGTAGACATTTTATTTTCATGAACTACCCTAGAACCTTCTACAATAGCATTAAGATCTTTATTTTTTTCTCTTACAGAATCAAGCATTTTATCAGTAGCAGTGACATTTTTCAATTCGTCCATGTCATCATAGACTTCCTGCAACTGTTTCTTTACTTTCATATTCTCTACAACTTCTTTACTCTCACGCTTCAATTTTCTGAGATTCTGTTCGCAGCGTTCTTGAGTTTCTTTCGCAGCAGCTGTTGCTTTTTCATACGCAGCCACAAGCTCCGTACAACGATTAATATCGGCAATAACTTCTTCTCTTTCTTCTGCTTTCAACTGTGCCAGATCCATCTTGCCCGCTTTTACTAAAGACTCACAATCAGTTTCCGTCTTCTTTAACTTATTTTTAAGAACTTCCATGTCCTTTTTAGCATTGCTTAGTTTACCAGCAGCAAGCTTATAAGCATTATCAGCTTTGTTGTAGGAATCTTGTGCCTGACTAATTTTCTCACCATAGATAGCTTCTGCTCCTTCTGGTGTAGTAGCCATATCTTTAATGAATAGTCTTGTCCATCCCATTAAAAGTGTTCTTGCTTCTGGGAACATAATTAGAATTACAACAAAAAGAAAAATAACCACGCCAACAACAATAGTTTTCAGATCCATTAGACCTCACCTCCTACAAATGAAATCAACTTATTAATTCTATTTGCTTCAACAACAATAGTTTCAGTAGAAGCTTTTAACTCGGCCTGTTCCTGTGCAATATTTTTTTCTAATTCTGCAATTGTTTCTTTAGCTGCTTCAATTCTTTCCTGATAATCAGCAATCAAACTGTCTTTTTCAGAAGTAATTTTATTTAAAGCAGCGTTTAAAACTTCTACTCTTTTATTGCCATCTGCGACAACTTCTTCTGATGTAAGACCAAATACTCCAAGGGCAGATAACACACTGTTCTTTTTTGTTTCAGTAACCATTTCTTTTGGCAGAGCATTCATCAAATCTTCAATCTTAAAGATGGATTTAGACTGATCGTATAATTCATTCTGTGCGTAAATATCAGATACAAGCGTTTCTGTATTTACCACATCAAGATTGATATTCGCGTCTTCTTCATAAATTGAGTCGCTTGTTTCTAATCTCTGTTCCATTAGAGTGTCATCAACTTCTTCAACTAATCCAAGTTTTTTTAATAATCCCATATTGTCTCTCCTCTTTTATAAATTTATAATCACATCACACATTTTCTTTGCTTCTTCATTACTGTGTGTAACTATGATCACTGTATTATTCTCTACTTTATGTTGTTTTAACACGAGATTCTGCATTGTAGTTCTAGTTTGCGGATCAAGTGCAGATAACGGTTCATCCATTAATATAATTGCCGGTTTTGTAAATAATGTTCTGGCTAAAGCTAATCGTTGTCGCTGCCCTCCAGATAATTGTTTCGGAAACTTTTTTTCGTAATTTTCAAGACCGACCTGTTTTAAAAAATCTTTTGCCAATTTAACATCTTCTTTTGTAACAGATCTTTTTATTTTAACTGGCAATAAAATATTCTCTAAACAGTTCATCCAATCAAATGAAGTATAATTTTGGTGCATCATGAAAATATTGTTCTTTGAAGCTTTGGTTATTTTTTCTCCATCTACAATTATTTCACCATTTAATGGCTTCATTAATCCGGCAATTGTTCTAAGCAACGTTGTTTTTCCACAGCCAGATTCTCCTAAAATTCCATAAATTTTTTTATCGAATTTCATTGAATAATTTTTTAGTAATGGCTTATCTCTACTATAGCCAGTGGTTAGATCTTTTAATTTAATCATCTAAATACCTCCATTTAAATGCCCATTTAATTATTCTCTTACTAGCCCAATCAAATATGACGCTGATAATCATAATTACCATAATTGCCATAAAAACCATATCCGTTCTTCCTCTTGAGGAGCTTTGCTGAATAATCCATCCCAATCCGTAATGTGCATTAATTGTTTCTGCCACGGCAATGTATGTAAAACCGATACCGTACATCATTACGAAGCTATTTAATATACTTGGCAGTGAAGCAGGAAGCTGAATTTTATATACAGTTTGTAGTTTATTCATTCCTATAGTCAAACCCGTATCAATCAAATCCTGATTCACTTCTTCCAAACAGAGAATTACAGATGGCATCATATATACGAATGTTGCGATAAATAAGAACACAATCTTCATAAGTTCATCAATCCCAAACCACATAATAAGTAAAGGATAAAATGCTGTAACTGGGATATATCTTAATGCACTGATAATTGGATTTAAAAAATCTTTTATTAATGGAATATTGAAAATTAATAGAGCTATTGGTAAAGAAATTATTGATGAAAGAATTGCTGCTATAGTCACTCTAAAAAAAGAATATTTAATCGCAATAAATATTTCTCCATTACATATCAATACATATAAATTCCTAAATACGCTTTTAGGACTTGGTACAAAAATAGGATTATAATATCGTGCAGTAGTTGACCAGATCAAAAAAATACACAGAATCAATAAAAATCTTTTTAATATATTTTTCATTTTGTTTTCTTTCTATAAATTTATGCCCAATGAAACGATCATTTCAACATAATTTTTGTTTCCAAAAACCCTTTATTTAAGCCATTTTTTAGATGTTAATTTTTTATTTTTCAATAACCTCAAACTCATATACGGAATTTCGTGTTTCTACCACTATCTTTCCATCTTCAAAAATAAAATCTTCCACTGCTGATGTAACAAGACATCTATCTGTCTGATCATCCCATAATAAGAAAAATGATCCATGAACTTTAACAGAGTGTTGATAGATCCATTCGCCAGACATAGAAGGATGATTCTGTCTTAATTCTTCCATAAATTCTGTTTTCTCATTACCATCTTTATCTTTAACTGAAATGATTTTTAACTTCATATATTTATTCTCCATTTCCAACAACATTCTCAATGTTATGCAACATTTCAAGAATCTCTACTGCATTTCCACTAAACATATTGCCAGTGGTTTTAATCTCATACTGCCACTTGTTTTTATCAGAAATGGTGATAACTGGAATGCTGCCGTACAAAACTGTTCCTGCCGGTATGCTCCATGCTGGTGTATACCATGATCCTTTGCAGTGCCATTCATTTTTAAGAACCTTTAATTGCTGCTGACAATTCTTGTTATATGATCTCATGCCAGCTCTATTGACTGGATATACTCTCGGATACTCCACGCCTTCGATGTACAATGGTTCAAACTTGTTTACAACAAGTAAAACTCCATCTGTAATTCTGTAAATATCCTGATATTCTGTCTGTACTACTGCCTTCATATGCTCACCTCAATTCAATCAGATACTTAATAGTACATTGCTCTTCTTTGTAAACAATAATCTCATCATTACGCAGCATATCTCCCGCATGAGCGTGTAAACAATTCGCACCAGGACAAACGGATTGAAGTTTACTGTAATCAAAGCTGTAATATTTACTATCGAAGGAATACACATCATATGGTTTACCATAAGCTACATCCATTAATGCCATAAAACCAAAATTGGAATCACCTCTAACCCAATAGCTTCCACTCAAACTGGTATAACCAAGAGATTTTCTAGCTTTTGGTGCATAATAAATACCATACCCAAACATCTTACCCGTGATGACAGCATTAGTTGGTTTTAAGACAAGACCACTATTGATGATGAACCACCAATTTTCATTCCTGCTACCATGGAACAATAACTTTGTCTCCGTAATATTATTCTCTTTTACAAAATCATCAAAACGTTTCTGCGTCTTAAGGTTTTTGACTTTCCATGCCTTATGGAATTTATCAGAGCATGATCCAAGTGCATCTTTAATAATAGCGATATCCTTTTTATCACATTCTTCGAATACCAGTCCCAACTGCTCAAGAATTGTATTCTTGATTTTTACATCATTTTCCGCTTTTGTTTCTTCAATGACCTGTTTCTGTACGACCTGTCCTTTCATAACATCGAGCAGATCCTGTTCTTTTTGAATAATCTCAGAGAAATTATTGCTAGACTTAGCAAGATAATCTGAAACGTATCCCATTTTTCTAGGAATAACAGTAAAGAGTTTTAACAGAATATTATTAAATTCTTCAACTTCTTTAATATCAAGTAAACTTGTCAAAACATCTTGTGCTTCATCCACCATTGCCTGAGTTACTTTGTTAGAAGAAATCGTATAATTGTCGCTGATAGCTTTTCGTGCCATTGCTTGTAATCGTTCTACAATCTCAGCAATAACTTTATTTTCAATTTCTTTATATTCTGAGTTTTTAGGTTTTTCAACCTGAATTAAGTCTTCTACAAGTTCACTCTGATCAACATAGCCTTTGCGAAGTTTTTCTTTATATTTTGATTCCCACTGACTCATAGAATACTCTCTATGTTGTGGACTGCTTCCTACCCTTCCGTATTCAGCAGTCCAACTATCTCCATGAGGAATCTGTTTATAATATTTATTATTATTCGCAGAAGCAGTGACCATCACTAAATATCTTGGTTTGATCTCTGCCATATATTCTCCTTATAATGTACAAACTAAAATCTCAATATCAGTATCAAAAAATACATCCTCTAACATTTCATATACTCGATCCCATTCAAGCTGATCGAGGCCACACCCAATACGTGGCATTGCGATTTTAGTGATGTCATATTCTTCACAATAATCACGCATATCCACTAAAGTATCATATAATGTTTCATATATAGGTTTGTGATAGCAACGAGGCTTTGTAACCAGATTAAATACGTTGTCAATGAGTAATGCTTTTCCTACATTATCGTATTTTTCTCCTTCTGGAATTGGATACTGACTATGTAATTTATATCTCATGTTATATACATCTACAAACTGCTTTGCAATACCAGCACCTAACGCATAATCACCACTGATACAATGGGCCAAATAATAACCCTGTGGTACTGTAAATAAATCTCTCTGTTCTTCTTTAATATTCATATTATTTTCCTCCTATGAAATAAAACTTTCAGTTGGTTATTCTCTAAACAATAATTATTTCATTATATCTACGCAAAAGCTCTTCTCTATTTTCTATAACATATCTTTTTGCGTAATTATATCTTGATTTTTTTATATTTCCTTTAAGAACACTACCATCAATTAGACTAATAACAGCCTCTTTGTCTTGATATTGAATATGAACATGCGGGAGATTATGACCGTTTTCTTTTGTGTGCATAATTATTTTGATGCCAAAATCGCTATATAATATGTTATAATAACGTTCATCTTCAAATATATATATTGCAAATTTTAGTCCATACTCTCCCATATTCATTTCTCCTTTTTGTATCTATTCTATTACTCTAAATTCTCTCTTGAAAATAACTGACATGCGATTCCGCAATCTTCCATTACTTCAAGATCCATACGTCCACGTTTAGGATCAAGTTCATCCAGGAATACACCTTTGATACAGCTATGACCAATTTCTCTTTCCTCCTTGGCTCTGCGTTCAAAAACTTCGGGGAAATCTACTCGAATTTTATTCCAGTAGCCCATGCCACCTTTTACGCATCCAACGCAATTGTTGTTAGGATAACCTAACTCATACATCATTGGTCTCTTTAATCCAAGTTTCTTCGCCAATGCATGACAATCTTCTTTCGTAAATTTATTCTCGATTAATGGAAATTCATGATCATAATCTGTCATGGTATTTACTAAACGATCAGCTCTACGCTGCTCATTCATATCATATCCCCATACATAAATATGGTGATCTGGATGTTCTTTCTCCCATTGTTTTCGCACTTCTTTCTTTAAAAACTTAGTACAAGGCGCACCATATGGTGTATTAATACAACGAGTCTTCATAATCACATCATCAACATCTTTAAATCTGGTAGATTGCAATATTGTGATCTTTCTACCAAGAAGTTTCTCGCAATCATGCAGAAATCTCAGACTATCAGGATGCTGATTAGGAACGTGAGTATAAATAATCTCATCTACGTCCTTTGCTAAATAACATGCTACAAAACTACTAATTCCTGTACTAAACCAACAAACTTTCACACCAGCCACAAACCAAAATCCTTGGTACGCGGCAATATAACAATCGGCTTGGATGCATTATTAAGTGCTTAGTGAGGCACAGCCACTCCGTTCTACTTTACGCTATCATTCACCAGACTAATCTGATAGCAACCTAGTTTCACTAGGATAAGGTGTTCTCCTCTCTCGTTATATTATTTTTCATTATTTAATTTCCTTAATACAATTCTCTCTCACACCCACAGTCAGGAAAGAAACCTTCACAGTCTTTTACATATTCTCTATAGTCGACAACGCCATGTTCCAAATCATTCATCCAGTTAATGATTTCATGTAAAACCTCTGTAAATCGATCCTGACCAGGATAATAAGCACATCCAACAAAATAATCATCATAGTCCAAAACTGACACCTGGATAACATATTGCTTCTCTGAAAAATACTTATCTTTCCAAACAATTAGATACATAAATGGTTTTCTGCAGAAACATCCGTTCCAGTCAAAATGGACGCTACTTTCTACGCAAAGCCATTCGTACTCTTTCTTCTGACTGCGAGTAGATATTGCTTCTATTTTCATATTCACCCTCTATTTAATTGTTTTATATTGGATTTCTGAGCGAAATACTCATGATATTCTATAGAATTATTCTCTACTCAACTATGTATTTGAATGATAATGGACAACCAAATTCTAATTCACCACCAAAACAATCTTTGTTATCTAACAAACACTCATATTCACTATAACCAGTATCATATTCATAATATGAACATTTACAATATTCACAGTCTTCCCAATCGTTTTCAAAAACTTCTTTTTCCATATCTTACGCCTGTTTATCTGCGATGCATTTAATATTGTTCTCAATCTGTCTATATGTATCATTTGCGCTGAGAATACTTAAAACAGCATTAGACAACATGGACTTGGTAGAATTATCAAAAGTTTCTTTCATTGTTGTATTTACCTGTTTACGAATATCATCCATAAATGTATCTAATTCTTTTTTAATTTCTTCAGAAGGATCAAACTGACGAGAAATATATGTCTCAAAGCTTACTTCTTCGTAATTATTTGTATAACGACCGTAACTATCCTGCTTCTTTAATTTTAGTTTTTTCGAATCTAACTTTTCCTTCAGCTGCTGCTTAATATACTGCTCTACTGTATATTCCTGCTCAGGTTCATTATCCCAATAAGATCCGCCTATCTTAATTTTCTTTGTTGTAATATACTCGTCAACAAAGTGCTGGAAATTCTCAGAAACCTGTGCATTGATAGTATCTTTCATTAAATTATCAGCAGTCTTTTTTACAATATCAGCAATCTGTTCTTTTACAACATTTTCAAGATTTTTTTCTAATGTTGTCTGTACTATATTCTCAAGATTATCCAACTCAAGTGTTACTTTCATATCGTTATTCTCCTTTCGTATGAAAACAAAATTTCAAATTTCTTTCAATTTTTGATCTACTATAATATCAAAATCGCGACTTATTTCTTTTATGAATTGTTCTTTGCAATTTTGTATATTATTCGCTTCAAATTTAATAATGATTCCATTATTAGGCTGCATATCTATCCTGTAGATTCCAAGACCTTCGTATTTTATATCTTTTATCCACATTATTCTTCCTCGACTTCTTCGATTTTAAACGGCTGTCCATCATAGTCTGCATCCTCTAAACTATAATCATCCAGCACAAAATCAAGATAATCTGTATAACTGTCATTTCTTAACTTATCTAAAGTGTCTTCTTTTGATTCTGCTTCGATAATCCCTTCTCTGTGTCCATACCTCAGATAACCCTGTACATAATTTGCATCCTGTGTGACTCTAAATTTCTTCATCTTTATTCTCCTTTCATTTTAAATCGCCACTAATGCAGCCTATAATTGCGCAAACAACGTAAAAATGATTTGTATTTAATGGAATATTAGGCAAAAATGATTTTAAAGCATCAATAAAAATCTCATCTACATCAAACCATGTTAAAATCCATGCAGTTATTAAACCGTAAATTATTCCTTCTAACATTAGATCTCTCCTTTTACAACTCTCTCATTAACACTTGCCATAAATTCATTTACTGCATTATAATCAGGATTCTCTGGTAAAGAAGTATTTTTTCTTATCATAAGCTAATCTTTTATCCAACTCATCCACCAACTCATAAAATTCAGGAATCGGCTGATCGTTACCGTCCAGATATTTACCATTGCGAATATCCATCAATAAGTCATGTTCTTTTCCTCTGTATGTAACAATTTTTTCATTCTCTAAAATGTCAAAACACATATAATAAAGACGAACTAAATGCATCATGTGTTTTCCTAGTTTTCCATGTTCGATAGCATTCTGATTACGCTTCCCAATCTTCGCATAATCTTTTACTACACAGTTCATTTCAGACCACATTGCTTTATAATCTCTCAATGGATAATGTTTAAAATTCATATCCATGAAAATTTCTGTATTATAATCTTCTTTATCTGACTTATCAATATAGAGCTTAAGTGAATCTTCTGGATAATAAGCATATTTGCTAGGAAATGTATATACGGCATTCATAATACTATTGAGAATATGTTGTTCTCTTTCTTCTTGCCCTACTACTCTTGCCGCCTTATTACTTAAACGCCGAAGCTGCTGGTTCGCATAACCACCAAAAGAATACACAGCTTTCCTGGATAAAAATAAATGGGCATTATCTAATAATTCCTGACCAATCGGTGTTACGTATAAATAATGCTCAGGCTTTAATCCTAACAACTCAATAGTATTAGGATTTACATTCAGTAATAACGAAACTAACTTATTGAACGAATATATTGTTGTATCAGTCTGTTCATTTACGAACTGTTCAAAATTCTGATTAGTCAAAATATCCATCTTGCTATTTAAGGCACAGCCGCGGCAATCCAAGTCCGAATTCTCTACATTAGTGCCATAGGCATAACTACCACCCAAACCAAGAAGAATAATATTCTTTCCAAGATGCTCATTGGTTCTTAGAAAATCATATTCTCCACTACTGACTTTTTTCTTAATCTCATCAATCATATATTCACCTATTTATTCTCTTATTTATGGAAATTTTAAGCGATCTGCTTCAAGAAATTTTATTTAACTGCATAACAATCAGACTTTTTATCATAGATACCAATTATATCATCTACATTGGCAAATCGTATTTTTGCTCTTTTACCTCTAATCATACAAAGGCCAGAATCGTCTACCTTTCTAACTTTACCATGCAATACAGGTCTCATGCCTTTCTGACGAAATGCCACCCATTTATCAACAAAGTAAGAGTTTGTGCGAATCTTCTCCTAAAATCCTGTCTGGTGTGTTTCAAAATTAATATTTCCTTTACCAATTACACTAACTTCGTCATCAATAATTTCAAAGTTTACTTCTCCATCAAAATCCTTGATCAATGTGGTTGTCCATGGTTTGGTAATATAATCATCATAGTCTGGATTATACTTCAGAACTTCATCCAGAAGAAATACTGCCACCCCACCTACATCGGCGCAAAATTCTCCAAGTTTCTCTTTGGTATCAGAGTTATAAGTTGTACAACTCCAATCACCATATAAAGTATCACGACTAATATATGTATGAATTCCAAGGACTTCCATATTTTCACCTAAATTAGACTTTTCCCAATCATCCTTATTTAGCTCATAATACTTATTCAATGCTTCTTTGTATTTCTTATTGCATTCCTCATATATCTTAGATACATAATGTGTTCTTGGATGTTTCTTACGATATTCAGGATCTGTATAGCCCAAAACTTTATCTATCTGTTCTAGCACCTTTATCATTTCTGGACATTCTTTGCTAATATCAATTACTTCTCTCACTGCATCAGGATACTTTTCAATATCTGTCCCATAGGTAAAATAATCATCTCTTTTCGGATATTCTCCAACTTGCTCTTTTTCCTTACAGATATAACACGGATCTGTGATGATAATATCTCCTTTAAATCTCATCTACCCACCTTCAATATATTTAAAACATCTTTATCAGTTAATGGTCTTACTGTACCATCAGATTCTTTTATCATTGGTTTGTCGTATTTATCCGATAACTCTAAACCATATTTCTCGCATAGGCGATAGAATAGATCTCTGTCAAATGATTTACTATCTACCATTTTAATTCCCACCTGTTATTAACCATGCGGCGATAATTAACATTGACATTAAAATTGCTTCGCCTAAGCATATTTGAACTTTTTCTTTGAAATCAAAATCGTAGCCACATATTATTACAATAAAAATTGTTACGACTAACATCATTAACCAATATCCTACAAGTTCCATAATACTATTCTCCAATCGCAATCCATAATTTTCGTTTTTTACTTACCTTTAATCCATCAATAAAATCTAAATGGTCCAAAGTGACTACCAACTGTGGCTTATTCCTACGGATCTCACTGATAGACGGATAAATACCAATATCCACAAGAATTCTTGGCAAGAAACGCTCTTCTGTATAATAAGTTTCTCTTTTTCTATTCTATTCCAGTCATCTTCGTCTAAAGCAAATAAATGCTGTGGCTCTACAACCGGCTTTCCTATTACAATATTCTCTACATACATTGCTTTTCACCTCAAAATTGCTTTCCTTCTGAATTGTATTTCTCTTGTACCTTTGCAAAATTAGAGACACAATTTTCGAAAGACTCTCTTGGTGTATCGCCATAGCCAAGGATACTAGAGCAACCAAAATCACGACTCATTACCCTATAACATGTTTCCCATAGATGTTCTTCACCCCAAATGATGTTTGTACGTCTTGTAACGTATTTCTCACCTTTTTCTCTCCAAGGGCTATTCAGAAACATAGCCCATTCTTTTAATTCTTCCTCTGGTATTTTATTCTTATTTTTATCATAGAAATCGACAAAATTATTTGTATAATAATAAACTTCGTCTTCAACATCATACATACCTGCAATCATCATAATTTATCACCTACCATTCTCCTAACCATCGTCCAAATAAGATTAAAAATGTAAGCCAACAAATATAATAAACAATTAATGTTGGCATCATCGTATAATCCTTTCCAGTTTTAAGACAATAGTTCTTCCATTTGTTCCATAATCTTCTCATTATATTTCTCCATGAAACACGTATTTCAACAATCAAAATTGAAAATAATTCGTACATCTTCCTCTGTACCACCATCAGGAACAAGTTCTTCTAACGCTGGAATTGTGTCCTTTAAAAAATTGTAACAACACTCTCTATATGTAATTGGTTTGAAATCCACTTGTACATAATATTTAAGTCGATCATTTCTACTGATAGTTTTATTTAAAATCTTGTCCATAGTATCCGCCGATACTACAACAATATCCCACCCAGAAGTATCTCCACTCCAGCTATCTGGATTCTTTCCTATTCTTTTCATTTCTATATACTGAGCTTCACTAATAACACCTACATGAATGACTTTCTGATCCCAATCATAATCTTTCAATTCCTTTAATGTATAATATGAGTTTGCATATCCATCATTCCATAAAAGTTCTTTTACTTCGTCTGTAATATCTTCTGGCAGTCCTTTAGGTGTACTAATTGGATTAAACCCATAAGAAGTCCTACATCCAGCGAAACCAGTTCCATTTCTTACATCTGCAAGAATTGCAAATAAATCATAATTTCGACCATCATAAGGTCGATCAGTATATGGCCGATTCCATTCGTCAATTACTCTATCTTCGCGATACCAAGGATTTTTAAATACACTTTCTACCTTTGTCCATTTCTTATTTTTACGAACTTCTGCAAACATAGTAATATCTGTTCCCATATTTATTCCTTTCTCTTAATCAACAAATTCAATCTTCTCACCTACAAAATGTGCCAACTTTTCATTTATATCTACTGGATATTTTTTAATAACATAATAATCAGTATATATAAATATCTTTGTGATAATATTCTCATCATTAATCCAAATTCCACCCACAGTACCTCCAGGAATTCTAATTGCAAGACACTTGTCCTTTATCATTGAATCATTGGCCAGAATATAATGCTTCCAGTATTGATCTAGTGATAATCCAAGAAACTGATCTATTTCTCGTGTTAGATCACAATAGTATTCTTGAAGACCTGAGCGATTTTCGTTTGGAAATCTATTTGTTAATAACATAATCTGCCCCTTATAAAACCAACATTTAATCGGCTTCTGTTTTCATATTCTTTTCATACCATGCATCTAAAGTAACCAATAGCATTTCACCTTTTTCGGTAAGCCAACAACCTGTGATACTACTACCATGCTCTATGAATTCATGTTCATCTAAAATATACATCATGAACTGAAGCAATCCAAATTGATTGTTGTCATTGTAATCAACATGTAAATCTCTTTTATACCTATTAAGAACTTCGGTATATTCAAGTTTATTTTCTCTCCAATCCTGACGAATATATAAAAATTTTCTGATTACTTCATATGTATATTCAGGGCGTCCACAACCACATAAGTCTAAATCTTCATACATCCAATAGCTCATAAGTGGTTCGATTAATGATTCCTCATACCAATCTTCTCTACAGCCATTAACAACAGTATAATTTGGCACCATACAACAGTCTGGATTATTTTTTACTATCCATTCTGCAATTTCACTTAATCTCATGTTTTTACCTCAATCTAATATCTTCTCTTGTTTCTCCATCAGAATAATATATATTCCAACCTTTAAATAGGCTAATCAATTCTTCGTCGTCCCAGTCACATTCATTGCAATGCATAAGTGCTAATGATTTCTTATTTCCAAAATCTCCTACATCCTTACTGCATCTGTTATACAATTCTTTTAAATCTAATGTTCCATATCTCAATGTATCCTGGAATGGATTTGGTATATTAGTTTTATCAAAAATATATTTGTTGATCTGATTTTTATCACACTCTGATGGAAATTTTCCTGTACCATGCCGTGTAAGATATGTACGAGACACATAACAAGTTTCAATGTTTATCTCTTCATTCCATTCACCATTTTCAATTATTCTCTTGGGATTTTTAATACCTGTATTAGATGGTGTTAGATGTGGAAAATATTCTGTGTTATTCTGATCAAGCAATAAACCTTGTGCAGCTTCAAATACAATATTATCAAACTGATTTAAGAAATAATTATCTGATATAGCCAATGAGTGATTATTCATAAAATCCCAATCATCTAAAAAGTGTTCAAATATACCATTATCAAGGAATATTCTTGACCATTCATCTGTTAATATAATATTCTCTCTTTCAAATTGTTCTAAGTAATATTCCCTGATATGATCATCTACATCAGTTATACCAGCTTTATATCTTTTGATAGTTTCAAAAATTCCCAAGCCACAACTACCATGTTTATTTTTTCCACGATTTTCCTCTATAATCTGATTTGCCATCATATCAAAAGGTGTAGTCAACATACAATCTTGATTGATATAAACATTTGGGATATATCCTAATTTCATCAACTCATCATATTCCTGCTTAAAAATAATTGGATTAACAATAAAATCCTCAGATAAATATGTACTTGCATGAGTGAATGTTCCAGATCCAAAATGATGAAAGACATGTCTGATTCCATCAGGCGTTGTTACGGTATGTCCTCTCTGAGC